GCGCTCTGTGACAGATGGTTCTGGAACATGAGCAACACCGATCCGAGGACTAATGTCAGGTCATATGGCTCGCTGCCGTTCGGGCCAAAGCTGGCTGGTGGTCAGTCTATCGAAGACGTGATCCTACTGATCATCGTGGATCACCGCAAGGCCGGTCGTCAGTACGCCGCAGAGATCGGCAAGTGTCACTTCTGTAACAAGGCACTGACCGACGAGCGATCCCGCTGGTACGGCTTCGGGCCTGAATGTGAAAAGTCTGCCGAGGGCGAGAAGGATGAGATCGACGACGAGAACGGCGGCAGTTACGAATACCTCAAGAGCAGGGGCGTGATCTGATGAGTGTCTACGTGAAGGCTATGCAGCTACAGTCTGACCTGCGACAGCTGACCATGAACTATGGTGTCAAGCTCGATCTCGACGCGCTGACGAAGCTGACCGTCCAGGTCGGCACGGCGATCGAAGCGATCCCGACGCAGACGCTGTACGTCGTGAGCTGGGACCCCGGGGGCTCCGTAGTCGGGTTCGACTGGTTCGCCAACCGCGAGGATGCCGAGAACCGTGAGAACTACTGCAACGGCAACGGCTACCGTGGCGTCGAACTGGACGAGGTACAGGTGCCCGCAAACCTCGTCGTGGGCGAGGACAACGTGGAGATCACCGACTGGCTGGACGGGTTCTGGTACGACCGATGAATAACGAACTCAAGGTCAAGATCATCGACTCACGCGAAGGGGTCTCCGACACCAAGCCTCCTTTCGGCGTGTTCTACTCCGGTATCAAGCTAGGCGGGACGACGCGCAAGCCTTGCGAGCACGGCATCGAGGTGTGTGCCGACTGCATCGAGTCGTGGTCCTGGGACTACTGGCTTGACATCACGCCTGGCATCATCAGCACGTTCATCAAGAGGTACGGAAAGTTTCCGTACAAGATCATCGACGATCCTGAGTGTCACACTCGGATCAGTGACCGACTGTACGCGCAACTCAAGTTCGAGGGGAAGCTGGAGGAGTAGATGAGCACAAGGCGCGGCGTACTCTACGGCGTGGGCGGGCTGGCAGCCTTCCTGGCCGTGATCGGGGCTGCGCACGACGCGGCACCCAAGGTGCAGGTGCAAACGCTGCCTGCTAAGGTCACGATCCAGCCTGCACCTGCTCCCAAGACAGTCACCAGGACTATCACCGTCAAGACGCCAACTCCGATGCCGATAGCCTGCACAGATTACCTTCGGCAGGTTGACACGGCAATGCAGTCTGTGATAGCCTATGACTCGTCGGTTAGCAGCCTGAAGTCTGCCGAGGAGGCAGCCTCGGTTGCACTGGCCGACCATGACCAGGCTGGCCTGAGCGAAGCGAGGAGTAAGCTCAACGAGATCGAGAACAACAGCATCGGACCACTGCAGGACTTGTTCGCCGCCCAGCCTGGCCTGAAGCAGGCGCAAGTAGCCTGCCACAAGGCTCTGGGGGGCTAACATGAAGCAAGACCTGTGTTCACGAGTCATCCAGCGCAGAGGCAGTGTGCTCGCTAATGGCGAGCGCCTCGACGATGATGAGCTGTGCCTAAACACAGCAACTACCGATGTCATCGTGACCTTTAACGGTAACGCCTACGTGGTGCCGTTATGCGCAGAGCACAAGGGCCACCATGACCAAGCGGCAGCGGATCGCCGCCACAAGCGAGCGGGTAACACCCGCCGCGCACAGCACCAGCCAGCCCAGCGCAATCTCCTAGAGACTGCGCTGTCCATCACCCGTCCTAGTAACGGAGGTAAGATATGAGTTCAGGAAGCGGAGTTACTCCAGGTGTAACAGCACCCTGGATGTCAGGCGGCTTCGTTTCCCCAGCGGGAGCGATGACACCTAGCGGTACGTCGATCGCTGCCGAGCCGCCCGCCCCGGCCGCGAAGCAGTCCTGCCTGAACTGTGCACACTTCGTCAAGGAAGCCGACGTCCCGGCGCGGTACTCGAGGGCGACTGGTACCGCCATGTGCGCCAAGTTCGACAAGCCGATCGGTCGGTCGTCCACGCGCGAGCCTGAGGCTCTCAAGCACGTCGCCGACAAGCTAGGCAGTAACTGCAAGGGGTGGTCAAAGAGCTGGAAGGCCAACGATCGACCGGAGCGCACCTACAAGGTTGCGTTCCCCGACATGAGCGCCGACCTGACCAGCCGGGACAGCACTGGCGACGATCGCGTCAACACCTGCTTCTCGTGCAAGCACTATGCGTCCAGCGAGGTCGTGCTGACCGAGTGGGGATGGGTGACCGGAGCCTGTGGCCTGAAGGGCGAGCTGGTTCCCGAGAACGCGGCGACCTTTGTTGGTCGCAAGTGTTCTGTTTCGGAGTTCGGTCCGAACCGAGCTAGCCTGCTGGGCGTGACTCTGTTCCCGGAGTACGATGAGGAGTTCTTCACTCCGGACCTCATCGCAGCCTTCAAGGTCGAGTTCGATCCGCACACTTACGCCACCGACAAGCCACTGTCCAAGTCTGATCAAGAGAGTGGCGTCCGGGCGTGGAAGAAGATCTTCGACAAGGAGCGGCCCGACTTCGACACGGGTGTGTACCTGCCGATCTATGATCTGAGCCGTTACTCAGAGATTGACAAGGCGAAGGTACCACAGACTGGCGACGACGAGCACCCCGAGGACTACCTCGACCACAACAACGCGATCTACAAGGTCGCCGTCCTGTGGACGGAACTGGACGAGACTCCTGCGTTGTGGGGTCCGGCTGGTGTCGGCAAGACCGAGCTGTTCAGGCACCTGGCCTGGATGATGCAGTTGCCCTTTGAGAGAATCTCAGTGACTGCATCGACGGAGTTGGACGATCTGGCCGGGAAGATGCACTTCGATGCGGGCAAGGGGACGTTCTTCCAGTACGGTCGTGTCCCCATGGCCTGGCAGCGACCGGGTGTAATCCTGTTGGACGAGCCCAACGTCGGCCAGCCTGACGTGTGGCAGTTCCTACGGCCCTTGACTGACAACTCCAAGCAGCTGGTACTCGACATGAACGAGGGCGAGAGGATCTCTCGGAACGTCGATGCCTACCTGGGCTTCGCCATGAACCCCGCCTGGGACCCGCGCAACGTTGGCACAGCGGTCATTGGCGACGCTGACGGGTCGCGCCTCATGCACCTGTTCATGGACCTGCCGCCCGAGCAGCTCGAGGAACAGATCATCGTGACCCGTTGTAAGCACGACGGGTATGAGATCACGAAGAAGATTCTCAAGACCTGCATGAGTATCTCCAAGGAGTTGCGGGGACTGTGCGATCAGGGCACGCTCCCGATGAGCTGGGGCATCCGTCCGGCGGTCAAGGTGGCCAGGGCAACGCGCTGGTTCACGATGATCGACGCCTACAAGATTGCAGTCGGGGACTTCCTCGAGCCGCAGCAGGCCGAGATCGTTCTCGATGTCGTCAAGGCCCACGCGGCCGGAGACTCACGGAGGTAAGATGGGCCAACCCACTCGCACAATCAAGGCGGTAACCCAACAGGGCAGCCGCCCGCCGGTGCCCAAGAACAGCAAGACGGTGATCGCGGTCCAGCACCGCGAGGAGTCTCCCATCGGACGCGAGGCGTTTTTGGCCACCGTGGAGAAGCTAGGTTATGAGCCAATCTTCCCGGTATCAGCCGACCCTCAGCTGAAAGAGGCGTACCGCAAGAACAAGGTAGCACTGGAAGCTCTTCATGAGTTAGCCCGGGAGTGATGCCGCGTGTCGGGATCGGGAATGCTCGCTGGTCGTGGTAGATTCATCGCCATGACCACGACGCTCAAGCGCGAGCACCCGATCCCGACTGACGGTGAACGACTCTTGCTAGACTCGGGCCAGCTGGGTCGCTTCATGGGCAAGGTCAAGAAGGTCGTCATTACCCCCGAGTACGGGGAGTGCTGGATCTGGATGCCACCCAGCCAGAACGGCGGCTATGGTCGCTTCTATCTCGGCCGGGACTCTCAGGGAAAGCAGCACTACAAGGGCACGCACGTACTGATGTACATGCAGCACGTAGGACCCGTGCCCTACGGTTGGGTAGTAGACCACCTTTGTAACAATAAGGCGTGCTGTAATCCCGACCATCTGGAAGCCGTCAAGAACCTCAAGAACCTGCAGCGCGCCCATGAGCGTAGGCCATGGAAGCGCCTCAATCAGTACATCACTGACTACACTGACCCAGAGCCTGATTGGAGGTTGGCTTTATGATTACCAAGCGTGGGACACAGACGCAGGACCGTGCGCGTCGGGCTGTCAGCGAGTTTCGCAAGCTCCAGCCGACCCTCACTGCCTATGCCCGCAATCTGACGGGCAAGCGAGACGTTCAGGTCGTCATGTCCTCGACAGACAATGGTAGCACCGACGGCAAGAAGATCTACTTCAAGCCGCCCATTAAGCTGGGCGACATGGCGAACATGCGCCACGAGAAGAGTCTCTGCAACAAGCGCGACCCCGAGAGTCTCCAGCTGTACTGCGGGGCCTGTAACATGCGCGAGTCAATTCTGGCGATCATCTACCACGAGATCGCTCACATCGCCTTCGACTCGTTCGCCGCTGTGACTAAGACCGATGCTGCGACCGCGCTGCGCATGATCGAGCGTATCGCCCCCAAGTGGTACTTTGACCGGCTGCGCGAAGCCTTCGTCAAGAACCCGAACATCCTGCGGGGCAAGCAGACGTTCGTAGAGCTGGCCCAGGCCGTGAACCCGTACTTCAAGCTCCTGGTCAACGCCCTGGAGGACGTGCGGATCAACGAGCGCATGGCCGAGGCTCGTCCTGGCACCCGGATCATGCAGGACGCCAAGGTTCTCAAGGTCGCCAACGAGGGTGTCGAGCAGAAGGACGCGACCGGCAAGACGGTCTACACACTCTGGAACGAGTACCCGACCAATCACCAGGCATGTCTGGCTGCCCTGTGTGTCGCAGCTGGCTACGGCGATCTGATTGACGACTGGTTCGAGCCCCGGGTCATCGAGGCGGCCCGTGACTCGGAGCTGCACACCCGTCTGGCCGGGATCAGGATGATGAACGGCGCACAGGCGATCTTCGAGGAGTCCTTTGAGATCTACATGCGGTTCCGTGAGCTGGGATTCTTCTTCACCGCCGACGAGGAGCCCCCGCCCGAGCCCGAGCCCGATATGGGAGACGACAGTGACGGATCTGGTCAGTCAGGTGAAGGCAACCCTGGCAGCGACTCCTCTGACTCCGGAGCAAGTGGCTCTGGAAAGGATGGAGAAGGCGAACCAGGCGCTGATGGAACTGGTTCAGAGGATCACGACGGAGATGAAAGCTCTCGGAGTGGCTCTGAGTCAAGCGATCCAGCGAGTATGGGATCAGATGAAGAGCGAGACTCAGACCCAGCTGGAAGCTCTGGACAAGCTGGAGACGATGCTGGCCGAGGCGAACAGAAAGACGACTCGGGTGGCTCGGGTGATCAGCCGTCGGACACCGATTCTGAGCCGTCAGGACTGGATGAAGACGGTGAAGCTGCCTCTGACAACGACTCCGACGGAGTGGGCGAGGATTCTGGCAATCAATCCGGCGACGATGGAGACGACACTGAATCCCCAGCTGTGGGAGACGCCGGGGACTCAGGTTCTGATGATGAAGAATCCGACGTTCATGGCGGACTGGACTCTGATCTTTCGGAAGCCGGGGAAGCTGGGGGAGACGACGATCCCGCTGAACATGATGAACGGGAGTCGGACGGTAATCCAGGCGATCCAGAAGATTCTGGAGACGATTCATCGTCATCCGACAGTGGATCGGATGACGACGAACGAGCCGACGACGATTCTGACGCCGGAGCAGGCGAGGGAAGTGGCGAAGCGTCAGTTGAAGGAGATCGTAGTGAACTACTCGACTCCGACGACCCCATGGCTGAACCCGGCGAGCAATCCCCTGGCGGAGGTGAGTGCGATGGTGGAGAGGATGAAGGGGGAGACCCTCTAGACTACCTGCCTGACGAGGAAGCTGCAATCGACCACACCGACCGCGAGCCTGTCGAGCTTGTCGTGCCGACTATCGGCTCGGACGAGGATCTCGAACTCATCGACCTCGGTTTACACCCCGAGGTTGATGAGCAATCAGACATGTCCGATGACATGGACAAAGCCGTTGGCACGGCGATCATTCAGTCGATCTACTTCGAGCAGCCCAGCCAGAACATCACTGGCCTGAACATTTGGAAGTACAACACGGCTGAGGCTGACGCCGAGGGCCGCCCGTGGCACGCCTGGAATGGCGCGAGCTTCTCGGCCAGCGCGGCGAGCCGTCGTGGTCAGACCATCGACCCGGTAGGCGAGAGTGTCCTGGGTCCAGCCCTCATGCGAATGAGGGTTGTGTTCTCAGACAATCAGCGGTCGCACCGCAACCGCAACATGCGGTCAGGCAAGATCGACACTCGGAGCCTCGGCAAGCGGGCGTGGTCTGGCGATGACCGTCTGTTCGGTCGGAAGGTGGTCCCGAACAAGAAGGACTACTTCGTTGGCATCTTCATGGACGTGTCGGGCTCGACTCGCGGCGTGAATCTCAAGATGATTAAGGAGGCTGCGCTCGCACAGGCCGAGCTTTGTCATCGCATGGGGATCGGCTTCGCGGTGTACGCTCACACGGGCAGTCCGCGGAACATCGGCGCCTACCGTGACGGAGGCATAGACATTGACCTGTACGAGGTTAAGGCTCCCGAGCAGCCGTGGGACAACAAGTCCCGGGAAGCGCTCATGGCACTGAATCCGTCGGCTGCCAACCTGGACGGGCACACGCTGGAGTTTGCTCGCAAGCTCTGCGATGCCCAGCCGCAGACTAACAAGGTGATCCTGTACTACTCGGACGGTGCAATGCCCCTCGAGAACTTCGACGAGGAGCTGGAGATTCTCCGCCGCGAGATTCAGACCTGTCGGTCGAAGGGGTACACTCTCCTGGGAGTTGGTGTGCGTACTGATAGCCCGGCGCGTCACGGACTGGAGACGGTCCAGATTGACGATAGCCAGGATGTCGGTCGTGTGGTAACTCATCTAGAGCGTCACCTAGTTTCGTGATACGGTATCCATAGACAGGGGCTGATCGCCCCCGCTACGGACCCGAACAACCGGAGGACACCATGACCAGCACGCAGACCGCGCCCGACCTGTCAACCCTCACCGGCAAGCGGGTGACGCTGACCTACACCCCCAAGGGCGAGGACGGCCCGCTCACCCTGGAAGGTCGCGTCGAGATCGGCTCCGAGATCGGCCTGATGTTCAAGGAGAAGGGCAAGTCGAACGTCACCATCGTCGAAGCCGACTCCATCGTCAGCGTCGAGGAGCTGGCTCCGAAGGAGCCGAATGTCTCGACCAAGACGCTCCAGCCGATCCCGCTGGGCCGCGTCCGTCAGCACCTGGCCGACCGACACGGCTGGACGAAGGCTGACGCCAACGCTCTGACCGAGGCTCAGGCAGCCGAGCAGCACGACGCGCTCGACCACGGTGTCCTGGCTCACAAGCACGAGGAGCCGAAGGCCAAGGTTGAGGCCGACGTCGACGTCGACTCGGACGGCGACGAGGACTGAGCAATAAACCCCGGGGGACTCGATTGGGTGGGACCAAGCTGACAGACCCCCGGCAGTCGGTTCCGACCTGATCTCGAAGCCGTGGAAAGCCTAGAGGCCAGTTATCAGTTCCGGCGCCCCGCTCGCCCCCTGTGCCAGCAACTCTCAGTAGGGAAGCCTGAGATGGTGCAGGGGGCGACGGTTCTATGATAGGTAGCGGTACATTCATCGCAGCATCGGAGACATCATGGCACTTGACCACAAACCTGACTGCGGCTGCGGGCATCCGTTCGCAGAACACGACGAGATCAGCACGCCGAGCCTCGCTAACCCCGACCTAGCACAGTACGTCTGTATGCACATGGATCGGTCACATTCAGCTGTCGGAGGTATTCTCGCCAGTATCTGCGGCTGCAGCAACTACAAGCCCGCCATGACCGACGAGCAGCGTTTCAAGAACTGTGTCGTCGAGGCCATGGTCGGTCACCTGCCCAGCCGTATGCTCATGGACGGATCGACCCTCGATGCAATCGCTGACTATGCCTGGGAGAAGTACAACAAGTGACCATCATTGACCGCCAGCTCGTTGGCGAGCGTCCAGACAACGGCGCAGGCTTCGTGTTCCCATACCGAGTGACCTGCGACTTCGAGAACGAGGGCTGGGGCTGTAGCTTCGACGAGGTGTTCTACACCCTCAGCTCCGCTACCTGGGCGGAAGGGCACCACGAGCACTTCAAGACCTACCAGCAGCGGAGGTACAACTTCTTGAGCATCGCAGAGCAGTACTGGATCGAGCTGGATTCAGTTATCGACAAGCTCAAGGAGCCCATTCAGGGTGATCCGTCTGATGTCACCTGGGAGCAGCGAGAGGAGGCCCTTGTTCTCAAGGGTCGCGCCTCTGGCCTGGCGTTCGCAATCATGCGAGCCTGTACACCGTACTACGACACCGAGAAAGATGTCAGCATCGAGGCTAACCGTCGCTGGAAGATGCGCAACGGCCAACTAGACTGGGCACCGACGCTGGGCTTCAAGTACTCACCGCCTCCGGCTGGGCGACGCGAGCAGCCACTGGCTCTGCCTGACGAGCCGGTCAGGGTTCAGACCCGCAAGCGCACACAGACTGCCGGTGAGGCCGCCGCCGCAAAGTTGTCTCCAGCCACCCGCGATGCAATCAAGAAGGGTATCGCGTCAGGAATGTTCCAGCCTGCCGACCTGGCAAAGGTCTACAACACGACGGTAGAGGTTGTGTCTGTTATTGCCCAGCAATGATTTGACATGGGCTAGGGGTTACGTTATGGTATCGGTACGCAACGGATTGGGGGACCGGCATGGCGCATAAGGCGAGTGTAGACTCGTGTATGTTCTGTGGCGAAGAGCCCTGTGACATGCACAAGCCTACCGAAAAGCCTGCGCGCACCCCCCGGAAGCGCTCCACAAAGACGCCCCCCATGGCCGTGGTGGAAGCCCCTATCGTTGCCCCTGTACCGGATGACCCCCCAATGCCAGCCGCCCCGCCTAGAGCGGCGCTCCACGCGGCGATGCGGGCACGGGTGAAGGCCCCCACGGGCCAACCCACACCCGACCTTGCAGCCCCGGACCCCGTGACGGACGATGCGATCAGAGCACTGGCGCCTATTCTTCATCCAGATGAGAAACGTAACCGGCGAGCGGTACTAGAGCAGCCGAGAACCGTACAGATCCGGGCTAAGGTCTGGAGAGAACGACACAGGGGGATAGCATGACAACTCGCGGCACACCGACACCGCCGAACGCTCACCATGCCAGCAACTCCCAGAGGCACCTGAGTCAGGATGACGTCGAGGGCTGGCTGGATGCTGCCAGCAAGCGCAATCCGCCCCGTCCTCGTGATCGGAGATCTCTCCGCGAGTACTTGGAGGCGCGCAACCATAGACGCTGGCGCATCTTGCAGCGACAACTGCGCTGGGCCGAGAAGGAGTTGCTCAAGCTCGGGATGAACCCCGAAGACACTCGTTGGATCATCTGATGCCCTTCGTCTCGGCAGTTGTCACGCCGCCCAGCTACTCAGACTGGCAGTTATCAGCTGGTCCGTACTGTAACGACCATAGGTCAATGTACTGTGAGCACGCACTTGACTACATCAGCCAGCGGACTGACGCATCGTTCGTGCGATGGGCTCTCACTGGCGAGGGCCCTTACGACGGGTGGAATCACATCTCGCCCGTCGATATGCACATGGTCGTGCCAGTCTTTCCTGAGTACTGCGTGTGGGAGCAACTGTACTACGAAGTCAAAAACGTAGAGCCGCTGGGCCCGCTGGCCGAGTTGTCGCCTGACTACAAGAAGCGTGACGACCTGCAGGGCGTGCGCAGACTGCTTCCTGGTGAGTCGGCTGGCGATCTGGCGATGACGCTTCGTCAGCAGTTTGAAGATGACTGTGAGTTCTATCGGGACCGGTACATCAACGGCTGGAAGACTCGCTGCACGTCGTCGTCTCATGGTGTCAAGTACAACAATGTTGCGATGAGTCTCCTGCAGCCCCACGTTATCCAGGGCGCAATCGACGACAACCGCGACCGAGTGCTGGTCTACAGTAATCTTTACTGTTACCTGCGACATCAGCGCTGCCTGTTCTGCTACGTCAACGAGAACTTCCGGGACGCCGTGCGGGTGAACCCGGAACTGGCCGGGTTTCTTCAGCCTGAAGGATCGGCCGAGAACACTGGCTCCTGGGAGGATCTGATTCCGTGACCGATACAAGATACACAAAGCAGTACGTCTGCACAAAGTGTAAAAGAGATGTTCTGGACCGTGATCGACTCACGGTCAAGAAAGCATCCTTTCACAACATGGGATCAAAGGCTCGGACGATCCGTAGCAGGGTCGTCCACTGGTTGTGTCCCGACTGCCTGAAGGCCGATCCCGACTGGAATCGTCAGGCGTACAGTGACCCGACCGAGACTGACACCGCTACAGTGGGCACGAGCTGATGCCGCGTCCTGGGCGTAACGGCGTGACCCCCAAGCGACTCGTCAGCACACGGTCGCCGCGAGGTCACATCGATCCGAACCTGGAAGCATTCGGCCAGATCGGGCCGAATCACTACCAGTTGTACCTGTACGACGAGTCCTTTACAGAGGAGGGTATCGAGGGGCCACAGCCTATCTCGGAGGAGAGTGGTCCGAACATCCGGCTCGTAGTTGTTCGCAAGCTGCAACTCGAGCTTACCAACATGACGCACGAGGAGCTGAAGGCTCTCAGAGCGTTCGTCAATCGGGCTATCGACATAGCCGAGCCCGTCGTCCTAGCAAGGGACAAGGAGGCACAAGATGCCTACGAATCAGGTCTTGACACTCTCGCAAGACTCCATCGAGCAGTACCGAACGTGGTTGTTCGACAGAGGGCGGAGCGCGCACACGGCGAAGTCCTACGCCTCGGACCTCAAGCAGTTGCTGATCTGGGCCTCGACGGACTCGATCGCCTTATCGGAGGCCGAGGACCTGGGAGCAAAGTGGCTGACCGCGAACAACAAGACCCTCGGAGCGAAGACGACGGGTCGCAGACTGACTAGCCTGCGAGGTTTCGTTCGGTGGGCGGGCGGCGGTGCGATTCTGCTCGACTACACGCCCCCAACGCCTCTCAAGCCCCTGCCACACCCTCTGGCCGAGGGCATGGCTGGCGTTCACAGGATGATTGATCACGCCGACTCCGAGCAGATGAAGGTCTGCGTGGCGTTGTGCGGCCTGGCTGGACTCCGCATCAGTGAAGCACTGGAACTGCCTCCCGGTGACATTGACTTCGCTGGCAAACAGATCAAGGTCAACGGCAAGGGCAACAAGTGGCGCATGGTGCCCATGAACTCGAAGCTCGCTGACATCCTCATCGGCCCGACTATCAAGGCCCTAATGGAGGGGCGTCCGACCCTCCTTGACATGGCCGACCGTCTCGCCAGGCGTTCGATCACCCGCCTGGGCAAGCGATGTGGAATCAAGCAGCCGGTGGCCTCTCATCAGTTGCGCGCGACGTTCGCAACGCACCTCCATGCGAATGGCACTCCCCTGCGAGTGGTTCAGGAGATCCTCGGTCACAGCAACAGCAAGACGACCGAGGTCTACACGGGGGTCAACCAGAAGCAGATGTACGACGCAGTGGAGAAGATCTAAGAACATGTCCGACTCTTCCCGCCCGAGTTCAAGCACCGCTCCACAGATCCACTACATTGCCACAGTCAAGATCGAGAAGGTCGTCAACCTGCCCCGTATCCCCGGGCGGTATCCTGACAACCCTCCCGTGCAAGAGGCGTCCCGAGTAGTAGTCGAACTCGGGAACACGACCGTCAGGGCGAGTGACATAGACTCGCTTCGTGCGAAGGTGAACGGCCTCGCCGCCCTGATCGACGACGACTGATGGATCAGGCAGCTTTGCGTCGAGAGTTCGACGCTGACCGAGGCTGGTGTCTGTACTGCCAAAAGCAGTACGTCCTAGTCCGTGCCTGGATGACGCATATTCTCGAGGAACACGCCGGTACCCATCGGGCAGTCGGCCTCGAGAAGGCTATTGGCAAGTAGCCCAGCACACCTTATCGCAGGGACCTGCCAGGACCCCTCTGTCTCAATAACGGCGAGGGTCTTGACACTGTGTTGTAGCATACAGACTTGATTGGGGGTAAGTACATCATGGCAGCTACCACGAAGTACCTGACCGGCTTCTGCTCGATCGGTCAGCACGAGGGTACTAGACCTCGCGGCTACAATGACAAGCCACTGAAGACCTGCTATTTCTGGCAGGAATGCAGTTGCGACTGTCACATCCAGATCACCAAGATGTTCGAGATGACTGGCCAGGAGCGCATTCCGGTCGATAACCCCGAGTACATCGTGCCGAAGCGTACGTTCTGGATACCCTCAGATGACCCTGACTATGGCATCAGTGCGCTGGCCGCACCCGAGATCACGCCGGAAGGCGTTAGTGCTACGGTCATCGCCAAGGAGGTTTCGGTCACGCCCACGGGTCGGACTTCTCGTGGCGGCCTGGAGTCCTGGGTCCAGCGCGAGTGCCTCGCGTGGTTGGTGGACCGTGATCCTGAGTACGGTTTGCCTGTGCGGATCATCAGTGAGGAGATCGGCCGCGTCGAAGCGATCAACCCTCCCAGCCAGGGTGCGATCGCAGCCGTCTTCGACAGGTGGGTCAAGTACGGTTATGCCCTGTTTGCTGACAAGCCGCGCAGGTTTACGGGCTTGACTTCGCAAGGGCAAGAGAAGGGCCTTGACTGGTGTCGAGCCAACTTCAAGGCCAAGCAGAAGAAGAATGCCTGACGACCGGACAAGGTTGGGCTTGCCAGCGAGGCCCTTCCTGTACACTCTCGACCAGATCGCTACGATCCTCAACATCACCGAGGCGAGCCTCAAGAGTATGGGTTACCTCTACTTCGAGGGTCGCACCCCAGGCAGCTGTCATCCAGACGAGGTGCGGGCAGTGAACGTCTCCCGGGGGATCACCGACAAGCCTGAGTGGCGAGTCGAGGAGCGAGAGCTGATTCGCTGGATGAAGCGAAGGGGGTTTCGGTATGTTGACCGATGAGGAGAAGGCGCAGTGCGCCTGTCACGGGATGCGACACTATCACACTCGGCGTGGCGAGCCTGCCTGCGAGCTGGTGAAACTACACGAGCGACGGCGCGAACGGACCCGCGGAAGGTGCTGGACGACGGGCAGTCCGATTCAGATTCCTGACACGGACTACATTCTTTAGAGGCAAGATGTTGGATAGTCAACTTCGTGTCGGTGGTGCTACCTATTTGCATTATCTACGCGGGATCGGATATGGTGGGTAGGTGCCAGGGGGACGCGGACTCAAGTACGCGGAGGAGACTCTCCGAGTACACGCCGTTTACCACGAAGCGCAGCAGTTGGCTAACGAGATCACACTGGAGCGCGGCAAGCTCACGAAGGTTCGTCACCAGAAGGTGATTGCCGAGGAGGCGTACACCGACGCTGAGCTGGTGTTCGTCGCGGACATGCGGGCCGACAACCCAGACCTGTCTCAGACCGCCTTCGACAAGTTCATCAGGGGTAAGATCCACCAGAACCCAAACCTCAGGAAGCTGCGGGGTGAACTGGCGAACCTGGCTCACCGGATGGACGAGATCGAGGTTGACATCCGACACCTCCAGAACAAACTGGAGATAGCAACAGCCCGCATGGGAGAGCTCGGGGGGTATCTTCACTACCTAGCTGAACTGAAGCGAGCCGAGACGGCAGTAGTGGGTCAGCGTATCGACGACTGGCCGCCCGACTCGGCTGTATGATCGCAACACAAACATCTGCCAAACATCTGCACTAGGAGACAGCGCACATGACTCTTGCAACCACAGGCGGCGGCGCGCTCGCCGGATACGTCGATCCCGACCTCGAGGACTCGGGACTGGAAGACCTCGACTCTGAGGACATCAGGGTTCCTCGACTCAAGATCGTCGGCAAGCGTGCCACGTTTCAGGACACCCTGACCAAGCAGGAGTTCGAGGCGATCAACGCGATCATTCTCGGCATGACCAAGCAGCGCATCATGTGGCGCAAGGAGGTCGACGAGAACGAGCAGCCGCTGTGCAAGTCCCCTGACTTCGCCACCGGCTTCCCGAACGTCCAGGCTCGCGAGCCCGAGAAGCTCTTTCCGTGGGTCGGATCTGGCTTCGACTCGACCACGTACAACCATTACTCGGACGACCCAGCGCACAACGGTCACGTCGCTCTTCCGTGTGCGAACTGCAAGTTCAAGGACTGGCAGGGTAAGAACCCGCCGCCGTGTGCCGAGTCGTTCTCCTACGCGATCCTCTACGGGGCGCTCGGCGAGGAGCCGACGATGCCTGCGATCCTGACTCTGCAGCGATCGGCGATCAGTGCGGCGAAGACGTACAACGCCTTCTTTGCCGCACAGAAGGTGCCTTTCTTCACGGTCTACACCGAGATGAGCCTCGTTGCCAAGTCGCGGGGTTCGGTGGACTACGCGACTCCGGTCCTCAAGCGCGGTGGCGGCACCAATCAGAACGAGTGGGGCTTCTATGCCCAGCAGGCTCGTGCGATCCGCGAGCTGCTGCGCCAGCCTCCCCGCCCGATGGAGGGGTGGACCCCTCTCGAGTCGTCCGCGAACGTGAACGCGGCCCCTGCTGCACCGGCTCCGGCACCGGCACCCGCCGCGCCTGCAGCACCCGCTCCTGCGCCCGCACCGGCCCCGGCTCCCGCGCCGACCCCGACGCCTCCTGCGCCACCCGTCGCACCCCCGGCACCGCCTGCACCGGCAGCCGCTCCTCCCGCCCCGCCTGCACCGGCACCGCAGGCTGCACCCGCTGCGCCCGCCGCTGCGGCCGACGACGACGACCTGCCGTTCTGACACAGTAGTCGTCAACTAGCGGGGGCGGGCAGCCCCTGGCGAACACAGTCGGGCTGCCCGCCCCTTTGCCATGAGAGGAGAAAGTCGCCATGGAAAACCCCGACCCCTTCATCTTCGGTAGTCCCGAAGAGGTGAAGGAGGCTCTCGTGCGACGTGTCGAGGAGCAGCGTCTGATCGCCGAAGAACATACCCGCAGCATGGATGAGTTCGTCGAGGGCCTGCCCGAAGAGCACCTGAAGCTCTTGCAGGTCATCATCCGGCAATGCGCACAGAACCCGGACTTTGGCCAGTACCTCAACGGCTGGGTCAGCCACATGCTCAAGGCGAAGTTCAGCATCTGCCAGTTCTGCGGCGGCAAGCACGAGACGCCTGAGGACTGGATCAAGGCGCACGCCGACAACCTCCCCGGGGTTTCTGGCCCCGCTCCTTGGATGAAGGGTCACCCCGATGAGTACTGAGTACCTGAGCCCTGTGATCAGCCTTCCGATGGATGACGAGGACAAGGCCAACTGCAAGAAGCGCGTCGAGCGTCTGCGGCACACCAACAGTGTGCTGCTCAACGAGTTGGCCAACCGTGGCGGAGCAGTCGACTTCCAGGTCGGCATGATCCACACCATGTTCGAGGGACTGGTCGAGATCGGTGCGCTCCGCGAAGACCAGTGGCTGGCGATCCAGCTGATCTGGGAGGAGCGCTTCAACGGCCAGCTCACCCACATGAAGGGTCAGTTAGAGGAGGCGATCCGCACGGCTCGCAACCAGGCACGGCTCATTACTCCGCCGGGCAGCAAGAACGGTCACCAGCAACTCATCATCCCGGGAAGCTGAGATCGGGTAGCGGTATCATCATGCATGTGGTATGATGGTGGTACCAACACAAGGGGGATCGACAATGGCACGTAAGGCGCAACATGACCAGCGAGAGTTCGGGTTGATCTATCGCTGTGAGATGTGCCAGATCGGCGTGTGCAGCAGGTGCCTCGACGCCATGCGTCGGAGCATCGGCAAGGCTGATTCCCTGTGCAACTGTCGGCGAGACGAGCACGACCAGGAGGTCGAAATGGGAGCAGTCGTTATGATCGAGGAGCGCACCAGTTCAGAAGATGTCCTGCCGACTTATCGGTACCGGGCGGCCGACTTCACCGTCGTCTGGCAGACCTCGGTTCCAAAGGACGACGAGGCAGCGATCGCGTACTTCCATGCAGTTGTTCGGTTTGGGCCGGACTACAAGCCGGTCTACTGCGAGCGCATCGACCGCCCCGAGGGCGAGGGCGAGAAGTACACCATGCTCAAGGAGGTCTTTGACCCCTTGAGCATGGAGACAAAGCCCTTCAAGGTGGAGTTCTGAGTGACGACGAACATACCGCCCGAGGAGTGGCATAGCGAGGGCATCCAGCGCGTCGAAGCTGATCGCGTAGAACGAACGCGAGCACAGTTCGACCGTGACATCGAGTATCACACCAAGGCTGGGTCTCACCTGTGGATCGCAACTGTCGTCTACAGGCTGAGTCAGCAGGGTGCCGAGAGCATCGCCAAGCGCGAGGAGAGTTTCGAGCCTCGCATGGACATGGAGAACCTCTACACCGTAGAGTTCGGCTGCTACATCTGCGAGCAGCCGCTGCTCCGTACCAACGTGAATAAGCGCTGCTCGGGTGATCCGAGATGAGTAAGTGGAAGTATCTCGTCCGCGGCTACTACGCTGACGACGTGAAGCTGCCAAAGAAGCCGGGCGACCTGGCAATCGAGATCGGCTGCGCTAATGAGGCCGCCCGCGACCTGGAGATCCAGGTTCTGGAGCGGCGAAGCGATATCGGCACGGTCGAATGGGGGCTGACATGACCTACGCCAAGACGCTGGAGGGGGGTCGTGGCTCCCTCGCTCCGTGGATCAAAGATGACATTAAGTTCTACCCCCACCAGATCGAGGGAATCAGAACACTGGCGCGGTGGCGGAGCTTCATCCTGGCCGACGACATGGGCCTGGGCAAGTCGCTCCAGAGCCTCGTGGTATTCGGCATGGACGTGTATCGCGGCTGGGCCAAGACCTGTGTCATCGTCGCACCGGTGTCGCTGAAGGCGAACTGGGGCGAAGAGATCGAGCACTTCACCGGCTTCGACTATATGATCTTGGACGGCACCCCCACCAAGCGCCGCGAGCAGCTGGAGCAGTTCGCTGCCATGGATGGACCTCGAATCCTGATCTGTAACTACGAGCAGGTCGGCGGTCACCTAAGCCAGCTAAACGCCATGAACTTCGACGTTGCGATCTTCGACGAGGCTCACTACCTTAAGAACCCGAAGTCGCAGCGAACAAAGGCGTGTCAGCAGCTGTGGTCGCGCCGATCCTTCCTGCTCACGGGCACGCCGGTCCTCAATAAGGCCGACGAGCTATGGAGCCTGCTGCATCGGATCGACCCTGACACCTATCCGAACTACTGGAGCTTCGTCAACCGCTACTGCGTCTTTGGCGGGTACAAGGACAAGCAGATCATTGGAGTCAAGAACGAGCCCGAGTTGACCGACCGCGTGCAGCGGGTCATGCTGCGTCGGCTCAAGAAAGATGTTCTCGATCTGCCCGACGTACAGATCATCAAGCGCTATGTGGAACTCACTCCGCAGCAGCGAAAGATCTACGATCAGGTGGCGCTGGAGCTAGTCCTGGAGCGAGTAGATTCAGATACTCCCGACGACATCGAGAATGCGCTGACAAAGTTCCTGCGACTCAAGCAGATCTGCGGAACGACGTTCCCGTTCACAGGCGAAGACCACTCGGCAAAGCTCGATGCTGCGATCGACGATGACATCGTGATTCTGTCGGGCGGTCACAAGATCGTAGTGTTCACTCAGTTCCGTGATGTACAGGACTGTTACGGACGGCGGTTACAAAAGGCCGCACCAGGGATTCCTTACTTCACCCTATCAGGTGATGTTAAGGCGCAAGACCGTCAGGGGATTGTCAACCAGTGGAAGAACGTCAGCGGAGCGGCTGTTATCTGCTGTATGCTACAGGTCGCTGGTGTTGGTCTGAATCTGACTGCCGCACGTCATGGGAGTTTTCTGGACGAGTTGTTCGTGCCTGGCCTGAATCAGCAGGCGATCGACCGGCTCAATCGTATCGGTGCTTCCACTACGCAGGCTATCCAGATCCGCAAGTACATCGCACGGAATACGATCGACAGTCGTATCCAAGCGATCTTGAGCAGCAAGACAAAGCTTACCAAGACCCTGATCGAGACTGACCCGGCATGGAAAGCTAAGGTGCTCCGTGCCCTCAAGGAAGAGTTTGTAGCATGATGACGCAAGGCGTCGAAGACCCGCTCTGGCCGATCAAACGCGTGGCGGCGTACTTCGCAGTACAGGAGTCCACCGTACTTCGATGGATACAGGAGGAGAAGCAGTCCCCAGGGACAGGGATGAAGGCCGAGAAAATCAACAACCGCTGGCGTGTATCTCAGTCTGAGGTTTACGCCTACCGTGACCGCAAGTACGCCGAAGGAGCAAAGGCATGAACACTCTCAACCCCGACACTCACCTGCTGCTGTGTGACCTGGAGACGACAGGCCTCGACCCACGCGACGACTTGATCCTCGAGGTCGGCTTCGTCATCACGACGCTCGACTTCAAGATGGTCGCCATGTTCACAGAGGTGGTTGACCCCGGCCATCAGATCTGGTGGGGGGGGCTCGATACCTGGGTCCAGCAGACACACAAGAACAGCGGCCTGCGTGACGCGATCGACAATGGCAAGGGTCGTGACGTAGGCGACGTTGAAGCTGACCTGTGCGAATGGTACGAGGAATGGTTCGGCGAGGCGAAGGTGCCGCTCGTTGGCAGCTCGGTCCACTTCGACCGTGGCTTCCTGGTTGAGCACATGCCGGAGTTCGCGGAGCAGGTTCACTATCGGAACATCGACTTCAGCTCCGTCAAGGAGCTGTGTCGTCGGTATAACCCCGAGGTTTACGCGAAGCTGCCTCGCAAGAAAGAACTGCACCGGGCGATCCCCGACCTGGAGGACACGGTGGGTGAGGCGCGCTTCTACGTGGACAACTTCCTGCACGCGACGCGGGGCTGAGCGCTGAGCATGGCGCGACAACATCCTGGCGACTGGGCGCGTGACAATCCGCACGCAACCGCAAGTGCCATGGGCAAGTACATCAAGGATTCCAGTAAGATCAACTCGGGATCGGTGACGGTGAGATCGCTCGAAGAGTTAGAACAGTTGCAGCTCAACGCCATGGCACCGTTTAAGTCCAGTGATGGATCGTGCGTCGTCTGCGGCGGTGACGTGCGCCTGATGACCTACAAGGGTACTGCGATCTGTTCACAGAAGTGCGAGAAGCTCTTCAAGGGGGAGAAGTAATTGGCAACTGTGATCCACAATCCGATCGAACTTCCCGACCCGCCCGAGGGTGAGGGGTCCTGGAAGTATGCGCTTATCGGAGAGACTCTTGCCGAGAGTCCCGAGGGTAAGGAGCTGATCGAGCGCATGGAGTCTCAGGACATCATCGTCGAAGTTCTCATCGACGGCGGCAACGTGCTGCACACGATGGTCCAGGTACCCCGTGAGGTTCAGCTGCGGGCGTTCCACCCGGACGAGAGGATTCGCAAGCCGTGACGAAGGCAGTCTTTGAGACGGCCGGACTTCAGGACGTGCTCAAGAAGGTGAAGAGCATCGCTCCGAGTCGGGGGCAGGCTTTCGACAAGGCTGCCGGAATCGTCATCAGGCTCGACCCGGCCATGGCTGGGTATGCGATCATCGAGGCGACTAACCTGGATCTGTACTACAGGGAGTGGCTTCCGCTCATCGAGTCTGACGCTACCCGAGATGTTGCCTGGCGGGTGGCGGCGAAGATCGCTGACGTGATCGCAACGCTACCGATCGGGTCGGGTAAGACTGTTACGCTCGACGATGCCGTTAAGGAGGGCGGTCGCACACTGACCGTCAAGTCTGGTCGAATGAAGAACAACTGGCAGTTATTGCCGATCGAGTACTATCCCGAGTGGGAGACCTTCGATCCTGAGGACCTAACGCCGATCGACAATTTCGGTAGCAGAATCTCGATGGTCGAGTGGGCGACAGATTCCAACGAAGCTGCCGTTCCTCAGAACGGAGTTAACTTCGACGGCGAGTGGGCGACGGCGACCGATACCTACAAGCTCGCTCGCGTACCACTGAAGATCGGCGCGGGATGGGCGACGGATCGCACTGTAACCGTCCCCTGTAAGTTGCTCGCGTCCCTCGTAAAGCAAACCGGCACGGTGTCGGTGGGGGCGACGGACAACCAGTTGCTCGTCATGCCGGACCCGTCCGTTCAGATCCGAACGACGCTTTACGGGGTGGCGTACCCGACTGCTGGTGTCGAGCGCATCGTCGCAAACGAGTACGACGGATACTTTGAAGCTCCCAAGGGAGCCTTCCTCGACCTGTTCACCAGGGCGATGGTCGTGCTCGGTGCTGACCGATTCCCGATGATTGACCTGTTCATCGGGAAGGGCGCTGTAGCTGTATACGCTCTGGACGAAGAGGAGGGCGACCTGGGTGACGTTCTCGACCTGCCAGGGTTTGCCGCGCACGACAGGATCAACTACCTCTTCACGCCAAAGTTTCTGATGGAAGCCATTGACAAGTGTCCGGGTGATCGGGTACAAGTCCGGTATGACACCAGCAATCCGCTTCGGATCATGAGAATCTCTGACGGCGGAAGCTACAACTGCTGGGTGGTGCCCAGGCGCAACCGACCAAAGCCTGCCGACGCAGAGTCAACAAAGGAGTCCTGATGCCCGTACTTGACCCGACGGTTGTCCCATCTGTTCACGATCACTGGTGGTACCTTTCGGGGCCGATCAGTGGGGACATTGAGGGCAACCTTCTCAAGTTCAAGGAAGCTGCCGAGGAACTGCGCAAGCGCAGCTACAAACTGATCTCGCCAACCGAGGTCTGCGACATCGTGTCGAACCCCGCCTTGGCGGATATGTCCTGGGACTGGTTCATGCGCCGGGACATCGAGGCGATGCTAGGTGACCACGTAGGCGGGATCATTCTGCTCCCCGGCTGGGAAGCCTCACGCGGCGCCCGGACGGAACTATACCTCGCGAGGGCACTCGACTACAACATTGTCGAGTACAAGCAGTGCCTCTTGCGGGGCGTCAATGCCTAAACACAGAGACGGAGAGACAGTCAGAATGCTGCGCATCCCACCGGCCGACAGGGCCGACAGTATCGCAACCAGCGAGATTCCCCGACAGGAGGAGAAGGTGCGCGAGGATCACTGGGGTGAGGCTACAGGGCGAGTTCCCCGCAACGACACAGAGTTCGTCGAGACTCACGAAGAGACCCGCCCGCCGTGGATGACCCCCGAGGAGATCAAGGAGCGTAACATCGCCTTTATGACAGCGGCTGTGTTGTGGTTCCTGCTCACCTGTGGGGCCGCAATCGTCGCCGTGTTCGTTCTCAAGCTGATCGGTCATCTGATCGGTGTCTGAGAACGAACGCTGGTACGTCCTGCACATCAACCCAGAACCGTGGGCTGTTGGTCCCCTCGATCTTCTCCGTCGAGGGGGCAAGCTCGCCCCGACCATGGGCCGCAACCAGCAGGTTCACATGTACCAGCAAGCAGTCGCCGGGGAGCTTGCCGTCAAGTACGGTGCGCTCCCCGGCGCACCGCTGGCTCCGTGTTACGAGTTGGACTTCTGGTTCTGGCGGAATACCGAGCGAGGCAACTATGCCGACGCTACGAACCTTCAGAAGGCGACTGAGGATGCCCTCCAGGGTATCCTCATCGACAATGACCGAGATGTCGTCCGGGCGCAGTCCTGGGTAGCCGCACAGGGGCCTGCGGTAGCCGGTGCTGTAGCGTTCCGGGTCCGATGGGGTGTCGCCCGATCAGGCAGGGATGTATGTATGGGCCTGGCCGACGAGATTCTCGATCAGGTGGCAAGTAATCCGACGGTGACTCAGGTGAGTGATAACTCATGGCCCCCAAGGACTTAGTAATCTTGATAAAGCACTACTACAAGATCAGCACAATCGTAGCAGTCGCAGTAATAACACTTGTTGTCTTTCGCCAGGTAACGGGGCCGCCCTGGCTGGGATTAGCAGCTTTGTGCGTCCTAGCCGTGTGGGCTGTCTGGGCAGGACTGTTCATACATCGCGTCCGACAGGAGCACAGACAGTGGCGATGATCGAAGTCAAGCTGACAGTGTACGGCGAAGAGTACGCGATAGTGCGTATTGACGACATGCTTGACAGTCGTAGCACTGATCTGGCAAACTACTCCATCACGGCCGCGCTGCACGGACTCATCGAAGACAGTCTCTGGCGTCGGGCGTTGCCTGGCATCGAGAAGTACAAGGTCAACCCGTTGGGCCTCCTGAAGGCCGCGCTAGATCGACTGCCTGAGGAGGCGTTCAGTGGCGAAGCTTTTCCATCAAATCTGGCACGGCGACAGCAGGGAGCTGTGCAAGAAGTTCAAGCCGGGCCGGGTCAACTGCATCATCACGGACCCTCCGTTCGGGGTGGACAATCAGTCGAACATGGCGGTGACCAAGGAGGGCAAGGAGTACGCTCGGAAGATTGCGGGCGACGCGAGCCCAGAAGAGGCTTTGACGCTTTTTTCTGAGGTCATGGAGGCGCTGCTTCCGGCTACGGCTGACAACTGTGACCTCTACATCGTCACCGCTCATCAGGTGCTGGAGCGGTGGCTGGATATGGCGAAGTCCAACGCGATGCTTCGTCATGGCTTCAAGTACAAGGCAATCCTGGTATGGGAGAAGGACGGCCCAGGCATGGGCGACCTTAACTCTTGGGGTCAGGGGCATGAGTTCATCCTATACCTCAAGAAGGGTAACCGTGTCAACTCGGACAAGAGGCGCTCGGGTGTCATTCATGTGCCACAGTTGCGGCCGAATCAGCTCATCCATCCCCACGAGAAGCCGACGGCGCTGTTGGAGATGTTTCTTCGTCAGTCCACTGATCCTGGCGACTTCGTTGTTGATCCCTTTGGAGGATCGGGCAGCCTGGTACGAGCAGCTCGCAACTGCCAACGCAGCGCGGTGGCTATCGAGTACGACGAGAAGAACTACAAGCTTGCTCTTGACAAGCTTGAGGGCGGCGAAGGGATGGACCTCTTCGGCGCTGCGTAGAGCGTAAGAACTTAGGCCCCCGTGGCTTTACACTGTAAAGTCACGGGGGCCTTGCTCTGTGTAGGCCGATAGCGTATCGGCGCGTCGTCTACCATAGAGCCCCGGCCATGTGCCATTATTGCTCTAACGCCAATCCTGCACGCCCGACAATGGGGGAAAAGATGCACACAGACGAAGATGGAGTGCGCGACATCGGGTCGCCCTTCAAGGTGTTCAGTCCTTTGGACATGAGCAGCCTGTATGACGTAGACTTCGCACCACAGCCGGTCAGTGTCCGCGACGTTCACCCGTCCGAGCTGGCGGCCAACCCAAAAGACGAGGAGTCCTCGTCTGCACAGGAGTCTGTCGAGGACTCTACGACGCCGGAGAAGTCGAACTCACCAGATCCCCTGGAGAACCCTGCGCCTGTGGAGAGGGAGCCAGTACCGACGGGCCTGGAGGATCTAGTTTCATCGAACGAAACGAGTCCTGGCGACGAGACGCCGCCTGCCGCGACGCCCCCATTACCCCCGGGCAAGACCCCTTCTTCCCGGAGCGCGGTCAAGTCAAACTAGCCAACGAGGCTAAGATGAAGTACTGCTTCCCGTGTCCGGTGCGTCGCCAATGTGACGAGTACCGCCAGGAGACAGACAGTAGATACGGAATCTGGGGGGGTAACCAGTACAATGACTCTGGAGAGTAACCGATGAGCCCGCTTGTAGCGCTCATCATGCTGACCGTAGTCGAGGCAGCAGCAGTCGCAGTGTGGGCACGGTGTACCCTACGGAGGGTACTTGGCTTTGGCCCTGGACGGAGCTGGTTCGCATGATTCCCACCAGCCTGAGCGCCACGGCACTGGACACGGCTACCAAGTGCCTTGCCCGCTACGCCGCCGAGAACATTAACAAGAATCGCACCGGCGGCTCCATGCCAGCCATGCTGGGCACGTCCTGCCATAATGCCCTAGAGCAGTACGTCAAGGACTGCTACATGGGCGAGGTGCGGACGACGCCTTCGCTGAACCTGCTGCTTGACTACTACAAGATGCACTTCATGGTCGAGTTCGACACTGCCGACCCGCTGGGCGATCCTGCCTACGAGGACGGTGTGCAGATGCTGACCAACTGGTACGAGCGAAGTAACTTCGACGGCTTCGAAGTTGTCTCGGTCGAGGAGAAGACGCCGTACCAGCTCAACGTTCAGGACTCGGCTGGGACGAACTACACCATCCCCTTTAACTACATCTTCGACCGCCTGGACCGCCTGGACGAGACGACATACAGGGTCGTGGATTACAAGACCTGGCGCGGGCTCCTCCAGCCGGATGATCTGTTTGGCAAGATTCAGGCTCGCGTGTACGGTCTGATGTGTCAAATCCAGTATCCGCACGCCGAAAAGATCTGGGTCCAGTTCGATCAGCTCCGCGGTGATACCGTAGGAGTTGTGTTCACCAAGGCTGACAATGCGAACACCTGGCGCTACATCAAGAAGTGGGCCAGGAAGATCTTGGATACCAAGATCGAGGATGCCGTCGAGACGATCAACCCTGATTGCAAGTGGTGCATCCGAAAGACGACCTGTACTACACTCAAGAAGAACATCGCGGCGGGCGGGATCGCTGGCCTGCCTGTGATCGAGATGATCGACAGACGCGCCATGATCGACCAGCAGATGGAGGCGCTTAAGTGGGCCGCCGCCGAGCTGGAAGAGGCTCTGCTTAAGGCCGCCCAGAACGAGGATGTTGAGCATCTGGAGAGCTATAATCACCGAGTCTACTGGACTCGCTCTTCACGGCGTCAGATCGAACGCATGGACATCCTCGAGAAGATCATCGGTCCACAGCTGATGGAGCGTGTAGGCAAGACCAGTGTCTCCATGACGACGCTCGACAAGCTTCTCAAGGGCAAGGAGTTGACCGCCGAACAGAAGTCTCAGATCAAAGGACTCGTTACCAATAAGTATGGCGAGCCGTCTCTCAAGACAAAGCCGCTCAGTAAGATTGACGAGAAATGAGAGGTACATGCAACCCATGACCGAGACCATTGTTCTGTACTGCCACAACGACGGCTGTGGTGTGCGCTCGCAGCGTTATGAAGCTGCATTCCCGCCTAGCCGCTGCCCAGAGTGCGGCAGCAAGTTCGAGGCTGAGCCGCAGCGTCGGGAGACGCACACTCGCGGCCCTCGGAGCTACAACACGTACTGACTAGATCTGCACGCACACGCCAGTCAGTGGAACACAGAGCTGAGGCGATGTGGGAGGGGGCGGCGTCGGCGTTCCACCCCCGGCAGGCACCGTATGTGAGGTGCTCGCCGGGGGTGTCGTCGTCTGTGGCGCCGCCGTCCGCGTGGGCGTCCTCGTGGGGGCTGGGACCTTAGTCCCGGTTGGCCGATTCCCGGCCGTCAGTGACGGCGTGGCGGGCGCTGTGGGCGCTTGACTACCGGGTGTAGGGTCGGAAGTAAAGAAACCCGCTGGCGGCCCTATCGGCACCGAGCTGGGACTGGAGGATGATCCACTAGTCCTCGGTATAGGCCCATTTGGACAATGAAGCCTCTTGGCGATCTTCTGTAGCTGCCCGCCTGGATCGGCCTGCAGCTCGCCAATCAGCTGACACACAGCCTGCGTCTGCTCGTGACGCTCCCGGTCGGCGAACTGGCCGCGCTGGTTGAGGTAATCCGAGAACTCACGCTGATAGCCAAACAGGACCATGATGAGTCCCAGCATCAGGATCTGCAAGACGAACAATGCGATCAACGACCACGGGGAGTGCATGTGTCGAATAAAGTCCCAGTTCTTGGCTGGAGTCTCAAACTGGCCAGGCGGCTTGATCGCGTGGCGGCGCTTCCGGCGGGTCAAGGCGGAGCGCAGGCTTAGTCTCATTAGATTCCTAACTGCCCCTTAATGTTGGCGATGTCCTCTCGGATCTTACTAATTGCCTCATCGCTCTGTGTAATGTGACCCTGAAGCTGTCTATCAACAATATCTAGAGCTGACTTGTTAGATACGGTACGATCTCGTACCGTACACCAGTCTGTTTCAGATAGCGTAAAGGGGCGGCTCCCCTGACTTTCGGGAGCCGCCTCTCTCGAGGAGCTTCTCTTGGTGCGCTGAAGTATTGCGACGACGACGCCAGTAATCCCGGCAATCAGTGCGCTGGCGACAACTCCAAAGAACTCGTAGGGAACCTGTGGTGGGGCGTCAGACGCGGCTTCCGCCAGACTCGAGATGATCCACACCCAGCGACCTTTCCCCCTGCAGCTCTTCGATCGGTACTTCCCGACTGTACCAGTAGCTGTCCAGCGGCACCAGGAGCCGGGTCAGCAGCCACTGGATCACGAGGACTGCTACAGCACTGAGCGCGATGATGTTGGTAGGGAGTCCAACGATCAACGGGTAGGTAAGACCTGACAGCCAGCACGCCCACAGCGGGATCACCAGCTGCCATGCCCACCTGCGGGAGCTGACGCTTGGTCGGGCTACCGCTCTGGCGCAGAGGATTCCGGCCATGAAGAACACGATGCTCCAGCATCCCTTGATGATGAAGCTAATGTGGGGATGGTTGGCGAGGATCAGCAGCGCGGTTCCGTTGCCAGCCAGCAGACGCGGCGGGGCGGCCACCAGCGCGGCAGTCACAATGAACTGCAACAGCGCGACGACGCCTAGTTCTACCTCACCTGGCGCCACTGGCCGGAGCTTTACCGACTGACTTCCTCGCTGAACGACGATGTGCGAAGTCATGTAGCAAGCTCCCCGAGTAGCTAACAGGTCGCACTCTACCCTACACGGTAGGCGCTACCAATCCGTTATCCTCGTTACGGGTGCAGGAATACGGCATACAGAAAAGACGAGTCGAGCGCAGCTATCTCTGTTGCACCAGTATCGTGAGTGCACGTCAACTGAAGATAATCGTTTGCATTCAGGACGAGAGGCACCGCACCAGCGTTTATGTGTGTCGTGTGCGCCGATGAAGTGTTTGGCGTTACCCAGCCCTGTGGACCAGTATTAACCGGAGCACCATTCACATTCAGGTTGATATACTTCTCCGTGCCATTACCAATTGTGCCCGAGTTTTTGAGCGATAGCTTTGCTCCAACGAGATAAGCCCCCGGTGTGACGCAAGTGATCTTGCCGGTAGCCGTTGTTGCAAACGCTGTACTGGCGATTTCCGTTGCATTGAAGTTGACAATTGTCTGAAAACCACCACCCGACGGCATACTCTGCGTAGCGGCAGCTGCTCCAGTGATCTTGATGGTGCGGGCGCGGTCAACGTAGTCCTTGCGGGTCAGAGCCGAGCTGCCCGTTCCTTGAACCTGACCCGCCACCGGGTTGTGAATAATAAAGCTCTGCAGTACTCCATTATTGAGCGCCATGATCTCGTTGTTGTCCATACGGGTATTAAAGCCATTATCTGGCCCAATCTGAAACGGGTGACCCGTTGAGCCCGTCGGACTCGTCGGGTACTGACCGACGTCACCTGCATCACTGGTGGATGGGAGGCGGAATCGTCCGGGGACAGTCATGTCCCCGTTTATGTCGCCATACCAGACAGCTCCACCGATGACATCAGTGATGAACTTGTCTGTACCGATGCCTTCGATACGAACACGCTGACCGACAGCACTCGGCTGGATCGAGCCCATGTTGACGATCACCTGGCCAGTCTCGCCATTGTAGGTGATCGTACACTTGTAGTTCGGCCTGTCGATCGAGACAACAGTACCATAGCGATACTTCGGACGCTGTTGCTCGATTGCTTCTTTGACGAGACTATTTACGATGTCTCGCATCGCCAGCGAGAACGACAGGTCGTCCATTCCCGCCATGTCACATACCCACAATCAGCACGCGCTTACCGATACCTGACATTGCCGCCAGTCCAAGCGGCAAGGTGAACGACGATAGCAAGAATGTATTAGGGTCGCCAGGAGCAGGGTTCGGGTCAATCCAGCCGAGGATGTCCCCTGCCTCCAGCCATGGCATGATGAGCGTATCGAAGTCCAACTCGAAGGACTCCAATGACTGGATTGACAGATATGTATTTGCCAGGTCATCGGCCTGCTGCTGAGTAGTAATCAGCGGCGATGAGTACTCCCAGTATCTGTCACCGATCTCATCGACATTAGTGGGCGAGTTTGGATCGGTGTTGATCGCCTCTGAGTACACGGGCAGAACGTTTGCGTCCGACGATTCTCCAGTGACCAGAATATGGTTGAAGAGGTTAGCGTCCGACGTGGACTTCGTATAGGTAGCGATCTGACCTTGCTTACCAGTCTCGATCCAGATGATTGGTGCACTGGTGGTCGGATCCAGAAAGGGTCGGATGACGAGATACCCAGCCGGGTCAAAGAAGATCTCGTAGTTGTACGCCGTGGCGATCTGCTTCATGGCATCCCACCGCGAGGTGTTGCGATCAAAGGTGAACGTGTCACCTATAACGACACCAGTCTTTGGTAGAGCCATTTTGTTGATGCCAGCGTTTGCAGCAAGTACGCCAATCAAACCTTCGAGCGATTGCCCAGCCACGAACATCGTCGCCTGAGCAAACTTCGACTGAATGCACTTCTTTGTGTAGTCCCGTCCGGTGATCTTAACTTCGTGAGGAAAGTTCGCCTGCGAGATACGGTCGATCATAAACTCGCCGATCTGAGTTTCCCAGACCGTGATAGGCTGGACGGTGTTGAGCCAGCTCAGAGCCCCGCGCAGAAAGTTGTAGAAGTCCGTTTCCATGTACTGCGTACTCTTGAGCGGGTAGTGAACCGCCATAGCCTTGCCGAAGGTGGACGAAGAGAACGAACTGATCGCAAATGATGTTAGTCCAGTGTCAGAGTAACCAACGCCAAAGAGACTGGTATCGCCTGCTGCAGTGATTGCAATAGGCGCGTTATATGCAGTCGAGATTGCATCGGCCGTCGGGTCGAATGCTCGCCAGCCGAGAGTTCTGATGTCTGAGACATTTGCAGGCGTGATAATGGTGCCTGCAGTCGTAGCAACCTTAGACGCTTTTGTCCATCCCGTCGTGCCGAAAGCTGCATCGTAGAGTCGCTGTGCAGAGTCTCTGAAGACGAACACTGACTTACCGTTACGCAGAGCACTGACCATTAGGGCACTTTGATCGTTAGATCCACCGAGGCCGACAATGATGTCGTAAGGTGCAATATCCAGTGCATAATCAGAAGCGATAACGTTAGTCTGCACATCACCGTAACCGAGACTAGCAACAGCCTCGCGAAACGCAGCGGCGTGCGAATCTGTCGTCGAATCAGCGATAATCAGGATCTTTGGCAGGCGCTGCTTGGAGTTGACAGCGACACCACGGTAGACCTTGAGGATCTTGTCGTACCAGAACTCGCCCGGAGCGTGGATCAGCACATCGTCAGCATTGTCGAGCGTCAGGTCCAGTGCCCTGCGCTCGTCTCGGTCGTAGTCTACCGTGACCGACCCATCCTTGAGTCGACCTACCGTGTCTTTCGCCCAGCGAGTAACACCATCAGCCTCGTAGATCTCGACACGGCGAACATGACGGGTGGTCGGGCCGAGAAACTGGTCGATCGCCTCCTGGGGAGGTGTAGTGACTGGCACGTCAGCGAACCTCCTCGTAAGGGATCGTCATGTCGCCCATCTCGGCTGTCCCGACACCAGACTTGGGCGACCAGCCGAGATTACCAAGACTGATCTGAAACAGCCTGCCAAACGGCGTTCGCAGCCAGTAGGTTTCCTGTGCTCGGAACAAATCCTCCATTGCCTGGCGAAACGTACTGGGACGCTCGACCTTACGAACCTCGCACTTGAGCGAGCCAGCGTACCCCAAGTCGTCGCCGTAGTCAGTGTGCCGACCCCGGCCGATGATCGTGTACGTAGCGGACTCTTGCTCGTAAGTCGAGTCGTCGCCTGTCACGTTCGGTAGTTTAACGCTCAGGTCAGTATCCACTGGATTGATGATCCAGTAACTAACGAGGTCAACGTCCACGCGCCGATCCTCAGTCAGTTCTTGATCGGTGTCGTCGCGGTAGTAGCCCACTGTTGACTCTAACAGTGCGCCAGATCGAGTGGCAACCTGGGTCACCGAGTAGATATACTCGTGGCCAGCCACTAACATGTAGTCCTTATACTGTCTTGTGTTCACGTCGCTGATCTGAGTCAGTAGATCCCAGGTACCCGATACGTCAGTCAGGTCCATGCGATAGACCTTCCACGCCGCAAAGGCGTCATCTGGCAAAGCCTGCGTAAGGTCGATCAGTACGTACCCGAGTTCTTCGGCGCCAGAGGCGTCGATGTCATACTGAATCGAGCTAGGTGCGACGTAGCTCGTACTGAACGCAAAAGTCGCCGTACCACTCAGGCCAGTACTGTCGGTGACAGTGACGGTCCATGAGTAATTGTGCTGGTTACCAAGAACGACGGCGGAGGGTGTCGCGGTGAAAACTGCGCCAGTTACCGTCGTGGTCCATGCAACTTCGGCGGTACTGGTATCCGTAACGGTGACTACGGCCTTCGCTTGTGTTCCACCCGACGGAGTGGTGACCCCCCAACTAAAGGTGGGCGCACCATTGGTCACCGTCCCACCATTGGGCGGTGTCTGTAGCGTGACGACCGGGACATCTGCGAGCGTAAAGATCGAGTAGGACGTATACGCGCTGGCGGTGTCGCCCTTGTCCCAGACTCGTACCTTCCAGCGTAGCTGCTGGTTCTTAAGGCTTACGTCGATTGGAACTTGAATACTCTTGACGGCGCTGGTAACCTTGCCGGAGTCGTAGATCGACGTACCGTTGAGGTTGTCTTCGATGACGACCTGATATGCAGTCTGCGCATCGAGAGAGCCAGCCGAGTCCCCGAAGCTCCAGGTAAAGGTGATGTTGGGTGTGTACTGCCACGTCTTGCCCGTGGACGGGGTAACGATCGTAGCAGATGGAGTGTGAGATTCCGTCCAGCTGACAGTCGTAGACCACGGAGTAACATATCCCGTGGTATTGTTCTTAACCTGAGCCCGAGCATACCAAGTACCAACCTTGAGATACTTGGTAGTGTCTTGGAGAGTGTACTGATTATTCGAGGATGCTGCACTCGGGTTGAGTGTAAGCGTTGTAATACCAGAAGCGAATGTACTGCTCTGACTCAGCTGTGCGGTGATCGTCCGATCAGAGGCGATACCCTGGGCGGTAACAATAACCTTGGCTACTGCGTCAGTATATTTCGAGCCTGCGGCTGGCGTAATGATGCTAGGCGTCCCCGCCAACATCGTAAAGTTGATCGAGCCTGTCCATGGCGAGTCGCCGACACCATTGCTCGCTCGAACTCTGGCGTAGTACTTGACGCCAGGAGTGAGGCCAGTAAGGTTTGCGGGTGAGCCGTCATAAGTGATAGTCTGAAGATTTGACGTAAAGCTAGAGTTAGTCGCAAGCTGTAAGTCGTAGCCGTTGATAGCAGAGCCACCGTCAGTGCCAGGCGCACTCCAGCTAACCGTTGCTGTTGTCTGATTGACAGCACTCGAGGCTAGTCCAGTTGGGACGCCCGGAGCTGTAGCACCAGTCGTAAAGCTACTCGTGTAGGCCCAGGCCGAGTCTCCTACACTGTTGGTTTCCTTGGCGCGAAACTGATAGGTGGTTGCTGGTGTTAGTCCAGTAGCGGTATGAGAACCAGACCCGTGCCAACCGACACCTGGGCTTGTCCAGTTTGACCCCGGTCCAGAAATCTGTGAGTAATAGTCGATGATCGACGAGCCGTTAGAAGAGCCAGCCGTAACAGTGACAGTAGCACTCGTGCTAGTGACGCTAGAAGCCTTGACGGTAGGAGCACCGGGAACACTCGCTGGCCTCTTGGGGAGCGACCAGTAGTAATCGACGTAGGGTGTACCGCCGAGATACTGACCAGAAATCGCGCCGTAAAAGTGGTAGGTAGGACCACCACCATAGCTCAGGCCCTGACTAAGAATTGTCGTGCGTCCGACATACTGGCTTACGACGCCGCTACCGACATTGAAGGTGAAGTTAAAGGTAGCAGATCGCGAGCCCGAAATAGTCAGTGTCTGGTTGTCGTTGAAGCCCCAGTTGTTTGACTCGACATACCAGTCAGCATAGACGTTAACCTGAGTAGTACCTGAACTGATTGCATCTGTGAAGACGTTGACGCCAACCAGTTCATGCTGCTGCTCGCCACCCCATACGGTCATCGCCTACTGCCTCCAGCCATGTCCCGCAGGTTCGTCAGGAACGTTTCTGCGTCGCGTCCGTTGTTAATACTCGGGAACAAAAGATCACCAGTGATGTTGATAGTCACCGTGTCGCCGTTGTAGTTGTAGACTACCGGCTGGGAAGCCTGAACGCTACCATTGAGCCTCGCGTCCAACTTCACGAGGTCGATGTGATCCAGAACGTTGACCAGCTTCTCGAACGATGCAGTCTGTGCGGTAGTCAGAACCCTCTCGGCTCCACCGCTCATGTTGATCCCGACGGTGCCACTCGGCCACAGCCCGCCCTGGTCGTACCAGTGGTTGGCCGCCCAGAATCGTTGAGCGCCGATGGGGTCACCATAGCGCCCGTGGATGTATCGCAGACCGTACTGCGCCTGGAGAACCGGGTCAGAAGTTTTATGCCCGCCGACGCCAGCCCAGGTGCTGTTGAGGAACTGGAACAGACCATAGGCGGTACTGGTCGGGTTCTGGGCGTAGGGGTTGAAGCCAGACTCGTGACTGATGATCCAGGCTAGGGCGTTCCACTCGGCGCCACTTCCCCACCCGTACTGGTTGGCTACCATCCGAACAGCCGCAGCCGCACCAGCCTTGGCCAGTGAGCCGGTAACTCCCTGACTCAGGTCAGGCAGGTTGACGTTCGCAAGTGCATTGGCGTTATCAGCTGCACGCTTCGCAATCTCTGCCTTGTAATCAGCGTAACCACCGCCGCCGGGAGCTACCCAGCCGGTCGCAGCGTGCTTAATCCAATTCCAGATGTTGTTAGCACCGTCACGAGCCATATCACCCAGAGAGGCGTCAATGCCAGTGTTACCGTGATTACTTGTGTACTTCCGCTCCTTGGAGACGTAATCCGTAATCAGGTTGATGATCCCACCGGCAGGCGACATCGAGGTAAGGAATCTGGCGATGGGGTTTGTGTTAATCCAGTCAAGCGTACGACTACCAAGACCAACAATGCCACCCGCTGCGTGGCTCTGTATTCCGCCACCCACGGATGCTAGCAGGAACTGCAGCACGGCGTTGGGACCGCCACTCCGGGCCGCAGCGTTGGCAGCGTGGACCCAATCGGGTCCGAGCGCCTTCGTGAACTCGGGGCGCAGGATCGCCTCGCCGCCGGACAGCTCTAGGAGTCCGCCGGTGGGAGAAACGAACTTGTGAACGTCACGACCGGGCGTATATCCAGGCATGACGCCACCTGCGGCGAAACCCAGCTTGAAGGGCGCGAGATCCTTGCCGCCCCAGATGTTGTTAATCCAGTTCCACAGATTACGCAGGCCATTGTTCCATACGAAGTCCACGACCCACTGGACGGGCTTGCCAAGTGCCGACTTCAGCCCATCCCAGATCTTTCCGATGCCGTCAACTGCAGTCTTAAAGCCGTCATGGACGGCACTAATGACGTCACTGAACGTCTTGAAGACCGGGTGCAGCAGATGGTCCCACACCCACTTGAAGCCAGCTGCCAGGCCGTTCCAAACGGAACCAATCGCGTCGAAGATCGGCTTCAGAATAGTCTTGTACAGCCAGTTAGCAACATCCTTAATTGCATTCCAGACGGGATGCAGGACGTTGTCCCATGCCCACTTGATATCGTTAAGAAGTGACTGCCAGAGCGATCCGATGTAAGTGAAAACAGGCTTAAGAATATTGGTCCAGAGCCAGTTTGCCGCTCCAGCAACTGCATTCCAGACTGGCTTAAGAACATGCTCCCAAAACCACTTGAAAGCACTTGTTAGCGCATTCCACCCATCCTCGATCCATCCGAGGACGGGCTTGATCGCAACCTTCCAGAGCCAACTGAAAAGATCACCAATCCAGCCGAGGACGGTCTTGATGGGCGCCCACAGGAGGCCGAGCGCTAGCTTAACAACGGCGACAATCTGACCCCAGATAGCACCAAGAACTTCCTTGATGCCCTTCCACATCTTACCCCAGTTACCCGTGAACAAGCCGATGAAGATGTCCAGAATGCCGAGGATAAACTGCACAAAGTTATGGAACGAAGTCTTGATGAAGTCAAGCACAGGCTTGATGATATTTACAAGAAGGTCGAATGCAGCCTTGATTGCAACAACGAACACACCAGCGAAGAACTCAATAACCGGCTTGATGATCTTAATGATGTTGCGGATTGCATCAAGGAAAGGTCCGATGCGCTCCTTGAGTCCACTGAACAGGTCGCCCAGGGAAGACCAGATACTCTTAAAGAAGTCACCAAGCTGGCCTAGGATGTTCTTGACATCCGGGCCAATGAGACTCCATAGGAACTTACCAATGTCCCAGATCGTGCTCCACCAGCTGGTGAGAACACTCCACGCCTTGCTGAGAATTCCCTCGAAGTCGATACCGCCGAAGATCTTACTGAGTGTACCGCCAAGGTCTACACCATCGAACAGGTGCGTGAACGGCTTGCCAAGCTTCTTGAGGAACGGCCAGGCAGTTCCGTCCCACCACTTGACAAAGCCCTTCCACATGTCCTTGAAGGGCCCGAACATGTCGAAGCCCCCGAAGGCTCCTCCCATCTTCTTTTGAAGGTCCTTCGTCCAAGCGTCGATCTGTGCGGACTGATCGCCGGGGCCACCCTCGCGCCCGACCATGCCCGTGCCGCCGACGTCTGCAAAGTTACCACCTGCAGCGTCTTGGAAGTTCTGCATGGTCGGGGACAGCTTCGGTGCCTTGGCTTGCTTGAGACCAGCGGCAGCTGCGTTGACGTCGGACATGGCCTGATTCATGTCCTGAATCGCCTGAGTTACCGCATCATAAGAGTTCTTAAGGTCACTCAGCTTCTGGTTAGAAGCGTCATAACTGACCTGGACGGCATCAACCTTCTTCTGGGCAGCATCCACGACGGCCTGCTGCCTAGCGACAGCATCGTTGGCCGCGTTGTACTTATCGGTTAGGTCGCTGATACCCTGCTTGTCCTGGAGCACTCCGGCCAAGATCTGGTCGAATGGCAACTCCTTCATGGAGTTTGCCGCCTGATCAATCTGTCGAGTCAGACCGTCGAACTGTAAACTCTTCTGCAGGTCGAGGATGTCGGCCTGCTTCTGCAGGGCATCCATCTGCTTTTGCAGGGCACCGACAGAGTCACTAGACGATCCGAGCGCGCCCCGCTGCGCCTTGAGTGCCTTGATCTGGTCATCATACTTGCCAAGGATCTCGCTACCAGCTCCCATTGAGCGGGCATTGTTTCGGTTACCCATGACAGTTTCGATCTGCCCCTGCAGAGCTGCCGCCTCGTCGGCGATGGACGAGAAGGCTCCCTTGCCGGTCTGCTGCAGCTGGTCCATCTGCAACTGAAGTCGCTTCTGTGCCATTTGATTGGCAAAGATCGCATCATCGAACGCTTGCATCCCCTTGATGGGGGTATTGGTCAGCGTGCTCAGGTGATCCTTAAGGGCAGTAATTTGATTCTGATACCCCTGGGCAACATTCTGCAAGTCACTCAGTTTGTTCTTCTGAGCATCGAGCGTCTTGTTCGCAGCATCCAGCGAGCGCTGCCAACCATCCACGACGCCCTGCTGCGCCTTGATAGCATTGTCGTACTGATCCTGAATGTTCTTAAGATTAGACAGCTGAGCAGCCAGGTTAATGTAACTGGAAATTAGTGCGGAGCTCGCGCCCGCCTTACTGAGGTCTGCGACCTCGTTCGCCGTCTTGATCGAGTCATAACCCTTGGCGAGGTCGAGTGCAGCATTCTTGAACTGCTTGATCGAGGCGTAAGCCTGGTCGATCGGACCCTTAATTGAGGTCAACCGCCCGAACTGAGCAGTAACGACGTTCATACCGTTTGTGACGTTCTCGACCAGTGAGGGCGAGTGATGCGCAAACGGGTTAAGGTAGCTGAACCAGTGGTAAACTGCGAGGGCTGCAGACCTGACCATGTTGACCACGGCCACGATCGCGTTCTGCACACCCTTGGGCAGCATGTCGAACGCCTGAACGATAGCGCCCGCCATGTTCTGGAAGAACCTGACGATGTTGTCCCAGATGCCCTTGAGCTTGTCGCGGAAGATGAACAGCAGGGCGACGACAGCCAGGGCCGCGAGAACCCACGGGTTCGTAAACGCCTTCATGAGCATCGGCCCACCGGCCGAGAACAGTCGGACGAGCAGTCCCCAGCCGCCCTTGGCGATCCCGACCATTCCAGACCATGTGAACTTCCAGAGGCCCTGGAGACCCATGGACACGGCAGCCCAGACCGTCTCCAGAACTCGTCCACCGGCTACTGTCGCCATGGTGAGGAGGCGCATCCCGACAACCTGGATTGCGACCAGTGCCGCCTGGAGTCCGCGCCAGATAGCACCGACGACAGAGGCGGTAGCGAGCAGGATACCTTCAAAGGCTGCCATGCCAGCTGCAGCGGCACCCCGCAGCAGTGCGCCGCCCGCCACCTGAATGGTAACAAGTAGAGCCTGCAAGGCGCGCCAGATCCCGGCGATGCCAGCACCAGCCTCGGCGGTGATGACCTCGAGGGCGACCATCGCTGCGCGCCAGACGATTCCGAGTGCGCGGGCTCCCATCACCATGACGTTCTCGATCATCGTCATGATGAAGGCCCAAGCGCGAGCCAGACCCGAACCAATCTCGACAGTAATGACTTCGAGCGTCGTACCGATGATAGTCCAGATCGCAGCGAGCGTCGGACCGAAGACTGCAGTTAGCCGTCCGATGCCCTGTAGCAACAGCAACCAGAGCTTGCCAATCTTAGATGTTGCAATAATATCAGCTAGGCCAACAAAGAGTACGGAAAAAGCTCCGTAAATGAGCGATGTAACGCTAGTCAAGCCGACAAGTAAACTGGTGCGAACCGCTGCGATCATCCCGCCCATGGCGAGAACGGCGATACGACTGACATACCCCCAGGCCGCTGCGAACGGGCTCAGCATGACAGCGCTGACTCGAATAAAGGCTGCAGTCAGCAGTGACAGCCCACCAATAACTGCGTCAAAAGTGAACGCAGCAATGGCAGATACCACATCCCACAGTAGAGTAGCTACTGAGATGAGCGGCTTAGTCAAAAAGATAAGGGCAGGGCCAACATAGCCCAGCAGAACCTTCAGTGCGCCCATGTAGCGAACGATGGGTCCAACGGCCGCCAATAGCAGCGCGAAGACAATAATATCTTTCTGGATATTAGGCGACAGATTATTAAAGCTCTTGGCGATGCTTGTAATCGCCATGCCCAGGCCAGTGATCGCCGGCAGCAGTGGCTGGATTGCGTCAGCCAGAGTGTTCTCCAGCATGACCTTCATCTTAGCAAACTTGTTTGGCGAAGAGTCTAGAACAGTGTTAAGTTCCTGCTGGTAGATCTTCATGACCTTGGTACGGGCGGCTTGCGCGTCCATACCGTCACCAACAGCCTGCAGTGCCTTGTAGTAGTAGCTGCTGTGGTTGGCCAGTGCAGCCATGAGGACATCGAACTTGTTAAGCTGCAGTCGTGAGGCAATCGCCGACGAGACAACCTGCTTCTGTGCGTCGCTCAGATTCTCGAAGTGCTTACTCAGAATGAGCAGCCGACCGCTAGCATCGGTGGACTTCCAACTCACGTCAGCCATGTTGATACCCATGGCGTGCAGAAGGTCCTGAGCATCCTTGGTCGGAGCCAGGAGGCGCGAGATGATCGTCTTGAGCGCGTTACCCGCCGTGCTAGCTGAACCCGCCGCAGGCACGAGCGCAGCCGTCATGGCAGCCAGGTGAGCCACGTCGACACCCGCCGCTCTAGCCACGCCGGAGGATCGGGCCATGGACTGGATGAGATCGCCCATGGTCGTGCCGGTCTGGTTCTCGATCGCGTTGAGCTGCGCAATCGTGTATTGCAGCTGATCGGCAGACTGACCGTACTGCGCCTGGATTGCAATGAGTGCCTTTGTTGCATCGGCGGCACTGAGGTTACCCAGGACCATTGCGTCCATGGTGATCTTGGTCTGCTTGGCCAGTGCTAGACCAGAACTACCAGCCGAGGCCCACGCGGCGCCGATGTTGATAACGTCAGATCGGGCGACACCGTAGATCTCTGAAAGCGCCTCGAAAGAGCGACCGAGAGCATCAGTCTCAGACTTGATCTGCTTCATCGGCATGGTGCCGTCGCCGTAGACCTTGACAAGTTCTGTCATAGCCTTGGCGTTATCGTTTGCAAACTTCACGCCAGCAGCTGTTGCAGCTATAATAGGCAGAGTGAAGTTGTAAGTCATCTGACGGCCGGCCCACTGCATCTGCGAACCGGACTTGATAAGACTGCGACTCAATCCATCGAGTCCAGCAGCCGCACCAGCGGTGCGAGAAGCTCCTGCGGCCTGTGCCGCGGAAAGCTTGGAGATGTCGCCCTGAACCTGCTGAATCGCCTGTCTGGCCTGATTGGCCATGACCTGAATGCGGATCTGCATTACGCCGTTCAAGGCGTGGGCTCCCCTCGAACCTTAAGGCTCAATCTTGGACCTCAGGTGTCCGACGGTTGCTCGTCGCATAGTACGGGCGGGCGCGGTCGCTTCGCAACGACCACGCCCGCCCAGCCTCTGCTACCGGCCTCTTCGACCGCCTGCTACGCCACTGTTTCGGCGCTTCGTCTCCTGCTCTCTGGCCTTCGCTTCTCTCTCACGCTGGGCATTGCGCTCGTTGAAGATGTAGCGAATCTCCTCGATGAACTGAGGATGCTGGTCGTGAATCCCCCCAGCCATTGGGAGGTGCGCCCACCGCATATTATCCAGCAGATTGAAGTATCTGATAGATGTCGGAGGATTCTCTACCGGCTCGCCCTCAACGAACTGCTTGACCTTACGCCTGAAAGGCGGCGTCCTTCTCGTTGCGCTTGACGACATCAGCGCGCAGGTCGTGGAGACGCTGGATCTCCTCGTCGATCTGCTCGACCGTCATGTCGGCCTGCAGCCACGGGTTCGCCTTGCGGATCGCGTCCTCCAGCTCCTCCACGATCTTCGGATTCGCCTTGTCGAGCCACCTGTGCAGCTCATCACCGGGGGTGCCGTTGTTGGAAAACGGCGCGGGCTCCCAGCCCTGACCGTCCTTGCGTCGCCGCATGAGCGACCAGCCGGTGACTGAGGACTCGATCAGCGCCTGGCGCTCACCCGCCGGGTCAGCCTTGATCCGCATGTCCTGCGAATTGCGGTTGACGTGGATGTCGCGGTTCGTCTTCTGCTGGAACTTGCTCTTCTGACCCTCGTTCATCACCTGGAAGAAGATCTGCTGCTTGCCGTCGGGCAGCGTGTAGACCTGCATCTGCTCGAAGCCGAAGTAGTCCTCGAACTGCTCGTCAGAGCTGGGCAGGACGGGCGCGTCGCCAGCAGGAGCGGGGATGGTACCGGGGAGAGTCACAGTCGGTGACCTTTCTGGTCGATAGTGTATCCGTGTGCGGACGCACTGAAGGGGCGGCACCCAGGTTACGGGTGCCGCCCCTCCTTGTCCAGCGTGCGGGTGTTACGCGATGGTTCCGCTCCCGCTGACGACAGTTACCGTGGCGATCGGCGTCGCCGGGTCCGGGCGCAGCGCCTGGCCGGTGAGGTCCGAGTCGATGATCGTCGAACCGCTCGCCCCGTAGGCGTAGGGGTTGATCGTGAACTCGGGCAGCTCGATCTTCAGACTGCCGGTCGTCGTGCCGGTGACCATCTCGTAGGTGTTCATGGTGATGACCAGGGGAGCCTTGGTCGTCAGGCCACCGGGAGAGGTCGCTGAGCTGACACCATACACCGCCTGGCGCCACATCGCGCTGTCCTGCTCACGGATCGTGAATCCGGCCATGACTTCACGACCGGTCGGAGTGAGGTCACCGATGAAGAACGACCCGAGGCGGTAGTCATCCGAGGCGAAGTTGTTGTTCAGGTCGAACGAGAACTTCTTCGCCCCGACGTTCACGCCGTTGTACGTCAGCGTGATGTTGGTGCCCACGAGCATCGGGCCGTCGTCCCACTGCGGCGAGGCCGTGCGCACCTGACCAGCGACCTGATTCTTGGCGATCAGACCCACGGTGCCCTGCAGGTAGCCGGAAGCCTCCGCCTCTAGGTGCAGGGTGTTCATCACGACATCGGTGTAGTGGTACACCTCGAGGCCAGAACCGATCGCCTCCTCCAGGGAGAAGAACGGCAGCTGTGCGGCGTCGGAAGGCGTGAAGGTGTGGGTATTCGCCCCCGCGACGGGCATGTCCACCTGGCTGTCCACGATGCCCAGCGCGCCCTTGAGGAGGACCGCGAGGGACTCCAGGCGCGCATAGAAGTTGTAGTCGCCCGACCACGAGACGCCACCGAGGTAGGCGTCCGCGATGTCCCGACCGCCGCCGATCTCGGGGTCGGGGATCATCAGCGTGCGGGACGGAGCCAGAGCGCCGTCCCGCAGCTTCATGGCGACACCGGCAGTGCCAGTGTCGGCGTTGTACGTGCCGTTGACGGTCTGCGAACGGAAGATCGCCTGACCCGCCTGGGACGAGAACCCCATGTCTTACTGCTCCTTCGTGTGTCGGTTGTCCTCGGCCTGGCTCAGGCTTCGGCGTCGTCGTCGGCGGCAGCCGCGTTCTTCTCGTCGGCCTTGGCCTGGACGGTCTGCTGCTTGGCCTCGACCTTCTGCGCGGCGACGGCGGCCTGCATGGCCTCCTTCGCGTTGTTCAGCGGAGCGGCACCAGCACGGCGCTGGTGCTCCGTCGCGGCCTTCGTCCGAGCGATCTCGAGCTTGAGCGCCTCGGCCTCGGCGTCCAGGCGAGCCTTCTGGACGGCATTCGCGCCGTCGTAGAGGGCAGCCTGACGCTCCGCCTCGGCAGCCGCCAGCTCCGCACGGAGCCGCTCGACCTCGTTCTGCGACGCCTGCACGTCCTCGGTGCTGACACTACGAGCCACTGGTGTTCTCCGTCTCTAGTAGGACCCTGATCGTGCTGAGGTAGATGAACTGCCCTGAGACCTCGTTGCTGAGATACTGCTGAGCAGGGATACTCCATCGCAAGGTCCGTTCGGTCACACCATAGAGGGATGACGTTAGTGACCGCAAGGAGTCCCGGAGCGGTTGATCTGTGAGGATGATGCTCCGAACCATCTTGGACAACTTCGATGCGACGCGGGTACCGCGCACCTCTTCAGTGTCCTTGACCAGCGCCTGGACGAGAATATCGTAACGCTGGATCGTGGGCTCGTTGGCCGTCAGTCCACCTAGCTCGTAGGACTGCGGATCGGGCGACCAAGTACTGGCCATGACGCCGATACACTGAACTGGGTCGGTCGTATACAGCTTCCGCTGAAAGACCTTCACGTCAGGGTCTATAAGTCCAAGCCGGGTAGCAATGAGATCCACAGCGTTGTACGGCCAGAGCGGATCACCGTCATTGGTAATCATGAGAAGAAGTTCACCTCGGCTCCACCCGTGGCAACGTGCTTAGCAAGGTACATACTCATTGCCACCATGAGTCGAGCCAGATCCTGCTCGCCCACGCCGAGCACAGGACGAGGCGGTACAGCGCTTCCCTGGGGAGTGAATCCACCCTGCTGAGCGATGCGAACCTTGCTCTGCATCTCAGAGTTGCCAGTGTTGCCTGGTGACCACATTGTCGCACCGAGACTGTGAACTGCGATGCGAGGCGGGTCGTCAACGATGTGGCGCTTCATTGCGCCAGTTCTCACGTTGATCGGATGCGCTCGCCCGCCACGGATCGCCACGGTAGCGTCAGCGAGCGGAGCCCACGGTCCCGTCGTGGCGTCCCCTTCGGATGCGAACCGGGCTTCTTCGGTTTGCCGGAGGATTGGGTCGGCGTAGTCCTGAAGATAGTCGTAGCCGAGGTTCTCGTCCTCGAAAGCTGTGTAAAGGCTACGCAGTATGTTGTCAACCTGACGCGAGTCACCGAGGATCTCGATGTCCACGTAGGGACCAGGCAGCGTTTCCTTCCAGGCATCACCAGCCACGGACCCACTCCGCCTCGCGTTCCCCGATGTTCTTGGGGAAGTTCGGGTCGAAGATCATGCCCTTCTTCTGGCCGGGCCAGAAACCGGTGAAGGCGTCGTAGAAGGCATCCACGTTGGACTGCTCTTCGGCATTATTGATCGCCGGGTTCTTTCGCTGGGCGCCAGGGTTCGGCAGCCGCACTGCGTCAAGTTCGTTCGCTCCAGCCGCAAGGGCAGCGAGCGCACCCTGCGCCTCCTTGATGAGGCTCCAGCCGTAGGCGTGAACAGTGCCTTGCTCGCCAGCGGACGCCACCGCCATGATGTAGCGTCCACTGGCGAGAAAGCGGTTGATCCGAGCGAGGATCAGTTCGACCGGACGAGGCAGGGCTCCACCGGCAGCCGACTTGGTGATCGGCGTCTCGTAGACGAAGCCCAAGGTGGCGTCGATCTCGTCGGCGGCATCCTCGAAGTACTTGTCGAGGTCAGTGGGATCGACCACCGGAACCCCGCCAAGCAGAGCCGAGTCGCTCGTCGCGTATGCCACCTTGAGCTTCCTCTACTTACTCGTTGTCGTCGTCGTCGTCGTCGCTGCTGCTGGCCGCGCTGTGGGAGCCGCGCTTGCGAGTGCTGGCCGGGACCGGCGGCAGCTGTGGGGTGTCGCCCGACTCGGTGTTCTCGTCGGAGTCCTCGACGGCCGAGTCCTCGGCGGGAACGGACGCCGTGCCAGCCTCGCGCGGACCAGCGGTTCCGAGCGAGGTGGACGGGTGCGGGGTGTGACTCGGGTGCTGGAGGACGAGAACGCGCTCACTGGCCTCCTGCTCCGCGTCAACGGTCGGACCTTCCTCAGCCTGAAAGGGCTGACGAAAGACACCCGAGTACGTCCGATACTCCGGCGAGACGCCGACGAAGCCCGACGTGTCCTGGTCCTCGACGGCGTAGGGAGCAGGTGCGTCCTTCTCCTTCACGTCCTCCGGAACCTCGGCCTCGTTGCCGTCGGCGTTGGCCTCAGCCAGCGAGTCGAGGTACAGCTCGTGACGGGAAGGCACCCGCTCCGGAGCCTGATTCTCTTCGGCCATGGTTTCCTCTCTCAGGTGGACCTTCCTGTGGTCAGTCGGACGGCCCGGTCGTACCCTCCCCGACAGAGGTTCGACCGGGCCGTCCTCAGATCACAGGACGGTGAGCGTGTACGTGTGATCCATGTACGGGAAGACCGGGAAAGCCTTGACACCAGAACCGCGGACGGTCTGCCACGGGTCCTTCGTCTCGACCTCCCACTCGTAGTACCCGGACTGCCAGTTGCCCTCGGGGTGCGGCGAGGTGAGGGTCTTAGCGAAGCCGATCTGCGTCTCGTCCACGACACCGAGCGTCGCACCCGAGGGCTGCGGCGCGGTGATGCCGAGATCCGCGTCGGTCGGAACGAAGAAGATCTTGTTGTCCGACGTGAAGCGGTTGTTCTGCATCGTCTGGCTTCCGACGGCGCGCGTCCGGTAGATCGAGTCGTACTCGATGAACTTGACGCCCGTCACGTCTTCCACGATCTGCTGTGCCCGCTGTGGACCCCAGCCCGGGAGCAGGTAGTTCGGGTCGATCGGGGTGGAAGGCGTGCCTGCCGTGACGCCAGCCATGGTCGTGAAGTGGCTGGACTTCCACAGCGTCATCAGGACTCGACGGCTGGTGATCGCACGACTGAACCGGAAGCCGTAGGTGTCGTACATCCACTGGTTCAGTGCGATGATGTCGCCGATGGGGTCGTGAGTCGTCCCGTTGTACAGACCAGAGGCCGGAGCCTGCTCGTGCTGGTTGGCGGGGCGACCGAAGTCCACGGTGAACTTGATCTTGCCGTCATTGTAGACGATCTTACCCGTCTCGATCGCCGTCATGATCAGCCACTCCATTCGGTTGTCGAGCATGGTGCGACGCCTCGCGTCGTCACGCACGACCTTGGACTGGAGGTCAGCAGCCGGGGACCAGTCGTCGTTGATGTAGCCCGACAAGCCCGACAGCTGCAGCGTCTGACCCTGGAGGGCCTGACGGATGATCAGGTCGTCCCGGTATCGGGTCACGTCGGACGCGGAGTACTCGTCCTTCAGAGCCCAGTCGATCACCGAGGCGCGACCCGTGCCGCTGACCAGCACGTCCTTCTGACTCAGCTCCGACTCCGCGTCTTCCGCGCGGGCCGGGGCCAGACCCATAGACAGGCCGTCCTTGATGTAGTCGAACAGCACGTCGTCGCTGGCGACGGACAGGAACGGCGCGATCTGGGTCAGACCGATGTGCCCTTCCGGGTACGGCCGCTCCCGGATGACGCCGAGGGCGACCTCCTTGCGGATCAGGCGGTCGAGAGGGAGCTGGCTCGTGGCGAAGTTGCTCCGCTGGCCACCACCCGCGAGGGGCATCGACATTCTCTTGTCTCCTTCGTTCAGTCAGTCGATGAGGGGGTTGGCCTCAGCGGAACCGGATGTCGAGGTTCTTCTTGGCGACCATAGCCGCCGCCGTGGCGTCGGACAGGGCCGCGAAGGTGCCGTCAGCCTGCTGCTCCAGGCACCAGCCCTGGACGACAGCCGCCTCGTAGACGACGCCGACCTCCACGTCGCGCTCGATGGTCTGCCACGGGAGGAAGGTGCGGTTGATGCCGACGATGTTCGCCGGGTCAGACCGACCATCCGTGACGCCCACGGTGTCGAGCGAGTACGGGCCAACCTTGCCAGCGTCAGCGCCGGACATGATCTTGGCGAGGACCGTGCCAGGCTGCACGATCTTCTGGTCGGGCCAGCCGTCGATGGTCTGGACCGGGATCGTCGCGGCCGCGAGGGTGGCGCTGTCCACCTTGAGGTCGCGCGTGGACCGAAGAAACTGGTTCTTGCCGAAGGGGGTGTAGAAGCCGCCACCCTTGGTGAAACTCGCCATGTCTCTGTCTCTCTCTCCTTGTTCCTACCGAGGGCGGTGGATCAGGCGGCCGGGCGGGAAGCCTTGAGCGCCTGCAGCTTCGCGTAGCTCTGGGTCTTCTCGATCTGCTGCTGCGACATCCCGCTGGTGCGGAAGGCCGCAACCGTCTCCTCCAGAACGGCCAGCTGGTCGTCCTGGGGGTTCGTGGTGTGCCGGTCGCCGTCGCTGCCAGCCGGAGTCTGCGCCGAGTGGTTACTGGAGCCCTGCGCGTGGTTACCGAGCTGGGGCAGGGCGGGCGCGTCAGTCCACTGCTCCTTGTAGGCGGTGAACTGCTCGTCCGACAGGGCCAGGCAGAACGCCTCGGCCTTGTCCTTGTTCGAGGCGAACATCTTCTTGCTCTCGACGAGGCTGGAGACGAACGCGAGTCGCGCCCCCTTGGTCGTCTCGCTGCGGAACTCCTCCAGGGCGGTGATGTGCGCCTGGACCGCCGCGAAGTCGGACACCTGGCGACCGTTCACTGTGAAGTTGAAGGTCGGGGCCGGACCCGTGGTCGGAGCCGCGTGGTCGGTGGTCTGACCGCCCGGCTGACCCTGACCCTGCGGCGTGACAGCCGGAGGAGCCGGGGGCAGCGGCGGGGTGGCCGGGTTCTGGGGGGCGCTGTCGGGCACTGCATTCTCCTCGCTCATAATGCTGAACTTGCTGCCGACCCCGTTGGCCGACGCGAACGTCTTGAGTCCCTCGACTGCCGGGAAGTCCACATAGGCGACGCCCTGATAGACCGGCCAGTACTCAGCCTCACTGTTGGAGGTCCAGCTACCGACCTCTGACGACAGGCTCTTCCACAGGCCGTTGTCGATCTTGTCCTGGGCGGTGGGGTCGAGGATCTGAAAGTCCGCCAGCAGGTACGTGTACCGCTGACCGTCCACGGGGTTGACCCGTTCCTCGGTCGAGAGGCCCGTGTGCCAGCCGATCAGGCTGTCCATGATGTCCGAGCCACTGGCGAAGAAGCCACTGTGACCCTTGCGAACTGGAGCGCCAGGCATGATGCCAGACTTGATCAGATGATTAAAGTTATCAACCATCTGCTGCATGTGCATATCTTCCCAGCTGTGCTGGATGCCCATGCTGTCACGGAAGGTGCCTGATCGGAAGACTGGGACGCCTTCGAGGTTCAAGACGGTTGTGCCGTCCGCGTTCGTCGAACGGTACTTGCGGACTGCCCCCGCTACCGAGAAGGAGGTGAACAGCGCGACGTTGCGTCGCGCTTCGGGGGCCAGGGTTGCGGTACTCATGTCGGGCGTCACCTTAGCCTTCGGATTGGGTGGTTGGCAACGATGCCCGCGTGCCGTTTTCGCGCGCCAGCACCTTCGGTTCTTCTATCGGCGTCAGAGCGGCATTGGTTCTGTTTACGATGACGACTTCCTGCCAGCGCAAGCACTCTCGACACAGGAGCGCCACGGTCCCACCGTAGAAGATTGTCTCACCAAAGATGCGGTTCTGCTTATAGACTCTTTGGTGAATGTACAGCCGACCCTTCTCGTCTACGCCGTAGACAGCCAAGAGTGGCTTGCGAGCACAGAAGCATCTCAGTTCGTGCTTCGTCTTCTCGCGGCGCGGTCGTTGACTAGGCAACAGTCTCAGCAACCTTGGCGAAGGTGTCACAGAACTGCTTGGACGACTCCCACTTGACCTCCGCCACGTCGCTCAGGAAGGCGGTCATCTTGGAGTAGTAGGCATCAGCCTTCAGCTGGCCAACCTCGTTTACCATGGCTCGCCGGTAACCGAGGTCAATCTTGGACGGATCAAACTCACCACGCTTGAATGCAGCCGTCACCTGCTGACCGACGCGGTTGACGATAGCCGTAGCCGTAGAGGACGTGCCGTCACCCGCGCCGTCGGGCTGCTGGTTGTCCAGCGGGTTCGCGCCCGCCGGGTCCTGGCCAGCGTTCGGGTCCGTGCCCGGATCGGTGCCGGGAGTCTCCTTGAGCTGACGGATCTCGGTCAGCGTGAGCCCAGCGATGTCGCCGAGCTGATCGAGGTCAACCTTAGCCTTGCCGCTACTGATCAAGGCCTGAACGATCGTATTGATCAGATCGCTGGACTCGTTACCCATCTTACGGAACTTAATGCGAGCCCTGGGAGCCTTGGGTGAGAAGTTGTAGTCCACCATCCGACTGAGCACGAAGTTGTCGATGTACTGCTTTCGGTCGCCGTTCAGGCTGTTGAGCATCCACAGGTAGACCTGCATGTGCCCCTGGCCGAGGTTGTAGCTACCAACATCGGCAGTACGGAGCAGCAGGATTGGCGTGAACAGACCGATCGACATTTCTTCATCGAGTCGCGTCATGTAACGCTCGAAGTCAGCACCACGCATCTGCGACTCGAGATATTCGATCTCGTAGTCATATGCCTTGCCAGATCCGCGCATCCCCTCGTCCTGGGGGTTGCGGTCGTTGGGCAGAACAACCGTGCTGCGGCTACGGATGTTCATAAGCATCTGCAGCATGTAGTCGCGCGAGTTCTGTGTCGTGCCGTCAGCCAGCAGGATGTCCTCGTCCATGGGAGCGCGACCGATTGGAGTCGGCTCGCCAAAGCGCTCGTAGTACCTGTTAGCGAACAGGTGCAACAGCATGGAGAAGAACCAGGATGTAAAGGCAGGCTTGAGCAGCTTAGTTCCGTAGTAGTCGCCGTGCGTCATCAGCATCGGGTACCACAGAGTCGCCTCGGCGGGCACTGGCCACGGTGAGCCGAACTGCTTGAGGCCGTCGTACACCTTGATCTTCGGAGGAACCTTACCTCCGGGCGGTGCGTAACCGTCAACGTACTTCCAGTTGACGAAGCACTCTTCCGGGATCAGGTCCTTGACCTTCGTAAGCTGAACACTCTTGCCCTGAATGTCATTGTCCCACTGGAGAACGTTCGGCGCAAAGCCTGCCCAGTGAGCTGTGTTCATGGATCGAGCCAGCGGCGTCCACATCTCGGCGAGGTTCTCCTCGCAGTGAGCGGCGATTTTCTTGTCGTCGCACTCGATGTGCCATTCGGCCTGGTGGAGCAGGAAGCCCAGCACCGCGAGCGAGGCGTGGATCTGGTAGTGGCTCGTCATCTTTCGGTAGTCCGAAAGCGTGAGGTTGTTCAGGTCAAAGCCGATGGTCCCACCGCCGGGCAGCTGCAGGAAGGTCAGGTCACGGCCCGCCCAGTTGCCGAACGCCTCGCCCAGCTTTGGCGGCGCGGCCTTGCGGTACTGCTGTGAACTGATCGGCCGACCGTACTGGTCGAGAAGGGACACTTCTACCTCGTTTCGCGGGGCTGCAATCTCCCTGGGAGACTCAATCCACCGAGCATGGAACCTGAGGGGGGAAAGCTTGGAAGAGCCGTACCGCCGTAGGGACCTGCGTGGAAAGGCAAACCTGGGATTTCGAAGCCTGTCGGTTCCTGCACCTTTGGGCGAGGCATGTCCCACTCGGGGTCCTGCGACGACCGGGGTGAGCGTAGCCCACGGCGGAAGGATCGGTCGCCCATGAGTGTCGTCACAACCCCGGCCATGGCGTCGGCCAGATCCTTGGACCCCTTGGTTGGGTGGTCGATCTTCTTGCCGGTATCCTCTAGCTGTGTCAGCTCTCGGATTGCGACCTGTTCTTCGTCTGCGTCCCCGATGTTTCGGTAAGTGGTGTAGGGCGGGAACTCGAGTCTCTCGTCGATGATCGCATCACGAAGGTCCTCGTATGGAAGCGTCGATCGGTCAACGCTGAGATTATCAGCGAAGAAGCGCTTCTTGCGAAGTTGCTGAATCGAGTCTGTGCTCTGGAATCCGTCATAAGTCACCCTGATAACCTTAAACTTGCGCTCATCCCGAAGGTCGTAGATTACCCTTCGGATGTCTGAGAGCTGGATCTCATATCCGGGCCGCGCCTTAACTCGATAGAGCATGTCGATGACGATGTAAGGCTTGTCCTCGCCGTCGATCTCAACGATGCCTTCGACATGACCCATCGCAAAGCCGAGCGCATCCCCATCAGGACTGGTAGCGAGGTCAATGTGGACACATCGCTTGCGGGGGTCATTGTCGGCACGGAACCAGCTTGCAATCTGGGGGCGGGTGACGGACTTGTCTATAGGCGAGTCTGACCCGTGTCGTTCGATCCACCGAGCACGGCAGCTCTCAATCTTTTCCACTGATCCGATGAAGGGGTCGCCAATCGCAGGTGGAATGCCAGCGAGATCACGTAGGGCCTTGATGGGGTCATTGATGAAACTCTGGCGATAAACAGATGGCACTTCAAAAACGTGCTCGACACTATTCGCAATGAGATCTCGACCCACTTCGTCTGGGACGATTTCCCTCCGCCGCGAGTCATAGAAAAACGAATCACGAGTACCATCCGATTTCAAGTAGCGCGGGTAAGACCAACCGCGCGACTCCCAGATGGTCATGCGAGTCGTGTGCGCCTTCGGGTCTTTACTGAATGAGTCGAAGGTCCGGGCAGCGAAGCCCTCGGCCTTCTTCATCTGGCCAATGACGACGATCAGTCCCCGGTCATCGTACCTGGATTCGATACGAGCGTTAATCGTGTCGTAGCCGATCTGAGCGTAGTCCTTATCTTTGGTTACCTTGTGCGAGTCTGCCTCGTCGATAATTCCGCCGAGGATGTTGTAACCTTCGAAGGTCGTCTCGGCACTGTCGCCAGGGAGGATCCAGATTTCCTTGGGAAACCGGATGGACTTGGTAAACTTCGGATCGTATGGGTAGTTGTTAACGAACCAGTCCGAGTGTTCGATCCTGGCCTTGACATCATCGAAGATGACCTGACGAGCCTGATCTTCCGACGTGCTCATCATCATAAAGGCGATACGCGAGCCAGGCAGCAGTCCCCAGAACTTCTGAGGATCTTTGAGACACAGAACCCAATGACACATGTACGGCAGGATAATGCTGGCAATCGTAGTCTTGCCAATACCGATTGCGCCTGTAATCATTGCGCGCAGGACAAGCGCGATGTTAGTGCTATTAACATCGTCGCCGAAGATTTCCAGCAGTGCATCCTTGATTCCGGGCCGCACCATGTCTGCGATATCGAGATAGCCCTCGCCGATGAACTCCATGATCGTTGCTGGACGCTCTTCGAACTCAGGATTCTGAATCAGCCAGCGCGCCTCGCGGTCTGCCTTGGCAAAGTCAAAGCTGGTCATTGAGGATCACGCGGCCTTGGGATCGTTGGAATACTGCGCACGCCGGCGCGGCATTCTTGGGAGCAGTAAAGCTTCTTGGTCTTTGTACTGTACCACTTGAAGTGGCTAGAGTGCTGCAAGATTCGGCAGGCGGGGCAGGCGCGGGATGTAGTTACTGCACTGCCTACCGACTGCATGACTACTCCTTGACGGTGCCCGAGGTTGGACTACCTGCCTTCTCCCAGCCGATTCGAGCATAGTCACGCACGACAGGACTAAAGTGCTGCGCCAATGTCCACGGGACTGTTCCCTTGTTGAGAATCAGTTGCCGCATGAACTCGTGAATCTCATAATGCCCGTTACAACAGACACTGATCTTATTGTCGTCCGTATCGGGGCCGCCCATGCCTCTCGGCCAGATGTGATGCTTCTCGATGGGCACCCAGGAGTGGTGAGTGTGGACAGCGCAGGTGTAGCCCATGGGCATTCTCGGGCTAACAGCGTGGCTGTGGCCAGCGTCCTGCAGGGTGGGCTCACTCATGCTCATGCGACCGTCCCTTCAATTGCAGCAGGCTGCGCGACAGACTCCATCGGGCCGTACATGCGCTCCATCATAGTTCTGACCATAGTAGGCGTGATGTCCTTGCGCTCAATGCCGGTAGACTCAATCGCCTTGATGACCTCAGACATGATCGCCTGAGGAGTTGCCCGCTCAGAGCCGACCGATACGGAGTTGCCAGCAACGTTGACGTTTACCTTCGGGCCAGCTCTGAGTGCGGGGTCGATGAGCTTCGCGTAGGTGACGCCATTCTTGAATAGTGCGCTGAGCATATTGGTCGTGTCGGGACTCATCTCCCCGAACTCGTCCTCGTCCTCGATCGCACGCTCTGCCCGTTCGGCCTGCTTGGCGAGAATCGAACTCAAGCCGTCGATCACTACACCAGAGTCTCGTGTCTGGAACATGCTTGCGAGAGATCTGTTGTCGCGTCCCACCGTACACACCGATCCTTCGCGGTACTGCTTACACGTATCCGTCAATGAGCAGCTGTCACAGCGTATCTTATCAGTGGGCAACACCGGAAGCATCGTAGTGAACGGACTCTTCGTTGTAGCGGGCGAAAAGTCTGCATCCGAGCTGTCGGTGTCGATCTCCGACGGGTCGATGTTTGGATTGCGACGAAATCTGCGGTTCATACCCTCGGTAAAGTTATCCGCAGCCCACAGTGCAGACTTGATCATATAGATGCAGCGATTCCGCGGAACCGACAGGTCCGAAGGCTTAAACCCGAGGAGGCTGATCCACTGCGGCAGTAGCATCGCCGCTTCATACTTGATCTCCTTGCCGGGTGGCAAGACGATCTTACCCTTCTGGGCATAGCTTCTGGGCTCGTAGTCAACCGACTTGAACCCCATGCCGAACAGTGCACTCCAGCCGTAGAGGCCGTGAATGTGGATCGTACAATCAGGGTAGTCAAGCTGAACATCGCGCACAGTCTTAATCATCGCCCGACCGCGGCCCGTAACCAAGTCAGGAAAGTCAGTCACAACAACGATGTGATCCTGGCCAAACACCGGGCGCTCACGCCCGGGGACACTGGAGTCCTTGCAGGCGTCCTCATTCTCGCCAGAGGGATTGGCGGCAAGTTCTTCAAGGACGCTAATGGCTCGCTCGTTGAGCATCGACACGACGGGGTAAACGGCAGTGGGAGTATCCTCGGTGCAGCCCGACTGATACTCAGCACAGCCCTGCTCCTCGTTGCCCACGTCCCATACCTTGTATGGGTGGCCAGCGAAGTACAGCTCTGCGTGCTTGAGTGGATCGAGCCGCTTCTTGAAAAGGTATCCACGATCCCACACAACCTGTCGATGGCCAGCCTCAACTAGCTCCTTGACATAGTTGTCGGGATTTCTAAAGAACACTTCAGTACGCTGCCGCTTTGACACTATCTCACCTCCCGCGAGTGATCGAACCCTAGCACGGGTGGGACGCCTGATACCACGGGCGCACAGTGAATAGACGCGAGGGTGAGAGCGCGATAGCGTATCGGCGCGGTTCCTTGCAACCCCTATGCAGGGGGGATACGGTAGTCGGGCGGTCACGTTCCTCCGATAGTGCGGATAGGACGCCTCGGAAGGGTGACTGGCAAGTGAACATAGGATAGGGGGACCGCTTGTGTCAACTTCTGTACTGGTCAATCTTATGGCCAAGCACTTCATCGCACGACCTGACGTGAAGGCAGTTCAGCACGCTGACGGCTCTTATGCCCCGACCCGTGGCGCGGGGTGGAAGCGAGCAGACATCGAAGCACACCTCGCGGGGGAGGCAACGTATGGACACTATCTGCTCAACACAGACGACACCACCAAGCTCATCTGCTTCGACGTGGATCTACGCCACACACGGAAAGAAAATGGTGCTGATGTGCCTGACGGCTGGCTGCCCAGTGCTGGCCTGGACGGAATCGAACCTTATGACGGGTTTACCAGTGCCAACCCTCGCGCCGTGTGGGCGGATCGTAGAGATGTTCGTCGCAACTACCTAAAGTACTCGATGCGGCTGATCGCGCATGTGTTCGCGGAGCGCATCCAAGCAGAACTGGACGTGCCTGTAGCCTGTACCTATTCGGGCAGCAAGGGTATCCATGTGTATGGGCTCACTGGTAAGATCAGCGCCAGCGATGCTCGTGACGGTGCCATGATTGTCATTGACTCGATTGGTCAGTTCGAGATCGAGCGCGGCGATTCACTCTTCAAGTACTCGGGCAACGATACGGAAAATCCGTTCGTCAACTTCTCGATCGAGGTCTACCCCAAACAGTCCAGCTTGGCTGGCAAGGACTTGGGAAACCTGCTTCGGCTCCCCCTGGGCAGGAACAACAAGAGCAAGGACCCGACGTTCTTCATAGACATGACCGCACCATTGGCCGAGATGAGGCCGATGGACCCGGAGTGGGCTCTCACTACTGCTTCTCCGTGGAAGCAGCCGGGCGAGTGAGCGGACAGTACCTCAAGCGCAAGCACTTCTGTTGCCCCCCGCCCGTGCGCGGACATGGCGATCTGTGGCAGTGTGAATGCGACAAGATCTATCGCTCTAGTTCGCCAGGTAATCCGAATTATGACAGATGGATGCGCGTCTACTGGCTAGGACGCCTGTTGCGGGGGATCAAGTGACCGAGGAGACTACCCTTCAGCGGAAGGTCCGCGAAAGACGCGAACGGTTAGCAGCCGAAGCGGCGACAGCTTCAGGCTCAACCACCGCTCGAGGGATGGATGTCAACCCCGAGTTTTCTGATCTGGTCCCCGACGCCGACTCGGCATACGAGCGGTCTGATGCCGACCTGACGATCGACAGACTGATCGAGAACCTGGATGTTGTCGATGCGTACCGTCGGTGGATTCCGCACAAGACGATCCCGCCATTTAGTGCCGCCAAGCGCGAAGGCATCATGGTTCGCTGCCCTCGCCCGGATCACACTGACAATAACCCTTCTGCGTGGATCAACCGCGACAAGGGTACATGGTACTGTGGTGGCTGCGGTGAGGGCGGAGATGCGCTCGATCTGGCCAGTTTCTACCACGGGATCGGCGACTACAAGCACGGAAAATCTTTCGGACAACTTCGTGAACGAGTCGCAGCCGATCTTGGCTATCGCATCATCACGGCACCTGGCGTCAAGAACCCGCCAGTCGTGGCGGTTGCTCCACCCCCCGCTGCACCGGAGCCCGTGGCCGAGGCGCCCGCTCCCCCAGCCCCTCCCCTGCCGCCCGCCCCAACACCTGTCCCGGTGGCGGTGGATGTAGATACTCGCCCTTATCCAGAGCCAGACTCAACAACATGGGGTCATGTCAATCCAGAGGCTGAGCCTCTCGCAACAGTCACGAGCATCTATGGCGATGATGTCGAGAATGATGATATCATCCTGCCGACGATTGACTGGCGGCCGCTCGTCACACCAGGAACTTTTCTCGATAAGTACATGCAACAAACGATCATCGACGACGTTCCCGAGGAATACAACTTCTGGAACGGCCTCGCTGCGATCAGTATGGCAATCGGGCGTGATGTCGCCCTGGCCGACCGTAAGCCGGTGCTGGGCAATCTGTTCATGTGCATCGTCGGCAAGTCAGGTGCAGGGAAATCCCGAGCGATCAGTCATCTCACCGATCTGACTGGCATGGCACTACCCTATGATCCATCTGATCCGATGGACCGAGGCGTCAAGACGATTTCGACGCCCGGGTCTGGTGAACACCTGATTCACCAGTTCTCCAAGCCGATTTATGACACCTCGGGTGCAAAGCCTGTTATCATCGGTTATGCGCCAGTACGTGGCATTGTGGACTTTGACGAATTGTCTGCACTCGTGTCGCGCACCAATCGTCAGGGCAGTACACTCAAGACGAATCTCATGCAGTTCTTCGATGGTCGCAAGGAGGTTACCAGCGGCTCAATGGCTCATGGCGACCTGCGAGCAAGTATGCCATACGCATGTGTTGCTGCCGGTGTTCAGCCCAAGGCGCTACCCGATCTAGTTAGTGACAGCGATGCTGTAAGTGGATTCTTGAACCGCTGGCTGTTTGTGACTGGTACACCAAAGAAGCGCATGGCAATCGGTGGAGTCGTCGTAGACATCCGTCCGTGTGCGCCTCCGCTTCAGGAGATTCACGAGTGGGCGAACGGACACGGCATGATGCTGTGGTCGGACGAGGCTGCCGAAGAATTCACGCGCCTGTTCGACGAGCGCATCGACCCACTACAGCAGAGTGATGACACGGACCTGTTCACTCGCATTGACCTGCTCTGCAAGAAACTGTGCCTACTACTCTCGGCCAATGAGATGCTCGACGAAGTATCTCGCACTATTGTTCTCAAGGTCGAGGCAATCTTCGACTATCTCGTAGCGATCTGGAACGTCCAAGCAAAGAGCCTTGGAAACACAGACGAGAAGCTGTGCGAGGAGCGGATCATCGACCTGCTCAAGCGGAAGGGTCCAGAACAGAAAGACGGCTCGCTGCAGATCGGTTACATCGTCTCGATCGTCGGCAAAAAGTATTCACGCAAGATGATCGAGGAGTGTCTGCGTCGGCTGACTAATCTTCATGTCATCGACTCCTACGTTCCCCCCGCTCCCAAGATTGGCCGCCCCCCGAAGCCCCGCTATCGCCTGGTGAGTGAAAATGACTGACATGGACCGACTTGAGCGAGACACCGCCGACGAACTAGCTGACGAAGAGTTCAGTACCCGCAAGCACTACTCGCGGTCTACCTACAAGGACGGGTGCCACGGGCCGCTGTGCCTGAAGGCCGAACGTGACAAGGCAGCTCGGCGTTACCGGGCCAGAAAACCCGATAAGGACACCAAAGAACGTACTGCTTGGCAGATCGCCCGGGATAGCTACCTGGAACATGTGATCCAGCAGTACGGCCTGCGCTCTGAAGCGCAGGCCCGTACAATGGCAGAAGCTGTCTAGTAAGCCCCATGGGGGTCTAGCCAGTCATCTACGAACAGCTGCCACCAAGTTCTCAGTCTGCTGAACACTGGCCTTCCTCCTCTCCATAACCTCGGCCTGTCGGATTGACCGTCCTATGATGACGGCGACCGGCAGGCCGAGCGCTACCCAGATCGCTGCACCGATGATGAACCAATACATTCAGTCCTCCACTGCTGCGGGATGAGCCGATGCGCCCTCGTGTAGCCAGGGCGTGACGACTAGGAAGTTGCCTTCGATTGTGTACTCACGGGCCAACTTGCCATGGCAAATCGCACATGACCCGCTAACCAGAAGTTGTTCTGCGCCTGGCATGTCTCGCTTGGAGAGTGCCCAGCGGTGGCGACGAGTCGCTTCAAGTTCTTCGGCGCTCGGTGCTTGCCTCTGCTCCGGAAGTGTGATGGTTTCTGCTGCGGTTTGCACACTGCCTCCTCGTTATGAGGCGGGAGGTGGACTCGCCCGTCCGATAGTTCACACCGTTTGCTGTAACTCTTAAACCGGGTGTTCCACCAACACCCGCAGGGGTAAAGCAGGTGCCCATCGACCCATGGGGGGCGCGGACGCCGCTGCCCTAGCATCGCTCGCGGGGCTCCTGTCGGGAACCCCCAATCGGCCAGGATTCTCCCGACGCGGATCGGTGGTCGCCCCTGTGGTGGTAGATCTCGAGGCACGGATCGAGCTGAGTGGGATCGCCACATGCGACACCGGCACACCAGATGCAGACCAGACTCGTGTGACACTTGCCGTGCCAGTTGTACGTGTACAGCCGCAGGTCGTGACGAGCGCCGGGCACGTCCACGCAGGCGATGACCTCTAGCTCGCCAGCGTGACGAAGCTTCTCGTGGAAAATGCCGTTCTGCTTGGTCATCTCATCAGGAGTCATCACTACCGAACACCCTTCCCGCTTTACAGCTCTTGCAGGTGACAGCTTCACGAAACCCCATGTAAGAGTACACGCCATTCTTGGAGGGCTTGCAGCGCAATCGCCACTCGCTCACCGTCTGGCCATTCACATCTCTGAGATGCTCCACGAGAACGTGCATCAGGTGACTACCGTTGTAGGTGTGCGAATCAACTCCCGCAACCTTGCCAACCGGTAGCTTGACCTTTACTTTAGTCCGCAAATAGCTATTGCGGCTGTCAATCCCAGGCATCAGTCAGATTCCAACGAACGAAGATTTGACCGAACCAGCTTGTGAAGATCTTCTTCGTCAAAAGGCAATGCCAACTGGCCCTCGACAGGCCATACACTGGCTTGCTGTGTAACGATCTTGACAACACAGGGATTACAGTGATCGCTGTCCATAACTTCCCCCGAGGGTCCGATAGTTCTATGTGATGCGCTCTACCATAGTCTACTGCAAAATCCCCGGAAGAGCGCTGAAAACACTATCTGGAAAGGAACTATTACTGAGATTCCTGTGCTGCCCGAACTTTCTGTTCTTCCCTCACCAGATAGTCGCGGTACGGTGTCTGGTCGATGAACTTCGGATCTGTAGGTCGGTACACCGGCAGACCCTGCCGCAGGCGCTTCTCATCTGCAGCAGAGTCTACTGGCAGGCCGGCGTGGCCCATGATGTCCATTTAGCGCCACTCGTGCCCAGGGTTCGTAGCGGGTGCTGACAAGCTGTTCTTGTCGGCAGCTCGCCGGAGCAACTTGGCGCGGAGCTTCTGATCTACGATCTCTTCGATGAGCTGCTCCATAGCCGGGTCGATCCCCAACTTGGGTGCCTCATTACGGATCGCATACACCAGTACAGCCCCAACGAAGCCTGATCCAATCCCGTCCCAGAGACTCGCCCACGTCAGAGTATGCCAGTCGAACGACACAATCGCAGGGGCAAGCCCCGCGAGAGCCCCGGAGGCCACAAAAGCGATCACTGCTTTACGGGCGCGGGCAATCCACGCACGAACGCCGGTAGAGGGATCGTTGGGAGCGGCGTGGTCGGCCACTCCGTCGCGCTGCTTCGCCCGTTCCAGGCGGCTGATGTGCTGAGTCATGTTCAGTCTCTCCCTGGGACATGGCAGATCATGCCAATGTAAGCAAGGTCCCCTGGTGTGACCTTGCCAGCTGGACGACCATCCTCGAAGATGTGGAGTCCCTGGTTAAGGTAAATCGCATCCACAGCCTGAGAGCAGATCAACGCCTTGCTTCTCGCAACTGCACTGCCCAAGGGCGTACAGTTCCAGTGAACAAGGTCGAGTGCGATGTACGGATACGTCAGCCAGCCGTAGGAGACGCCCTTGCGACTGCGAGCATCCTCCACGATGCCCTTGCGGACAGCTGGGTCCATGTTGTTCTGAGACCACGCGATCGGCCCCTTTCGTGCGTACAGTTCTTCGAGAGTGCGGATCTTCGCTCCGCCCGGTTCCGCCTCGAAGATCTGACCGTTGTCGAGCATGATCCCGGCATGACAGTATCGAGACCAGTCACCGACTAGCGCTTGTCCGACCCGAATCCCCAGCCCGGTGACACCTCCGACTTGTGCGACGAAGAAATCACCGGGCAGGGGGACCGGGACCGCAAGGTCCGTCATGGGTTCAGAACCATGTTACGGCCGCGCGAGGCGGTCGTAGTCGTCAGCCCAGATCTGCTCCGGGTAAGGCTGGCCGGAGTAGAACCTGTTGTGCCAGATCCGCGCAGCCTGCGTGCTGTACGGAGCCTGGAACTTTCCATCAGCCCAGCCGGAGTTCTGCCAGGAGCTAGCGGGAACCGACGTGCAGTCGTGGTAAATGAGCCACTGCTGCACGTTACGGACGAACGGCTGCTCCGAGGGGTAGAAGCCGCCATGCGAGGCGGCAGGACCCTTGATGTCTCCGACGTACCCACCCTTGCCGAACGGCCACACCAGGCGCGGGGGAGTTGCAGGGGAAGGTGGTGGCACAGGAGACGGGCCAGGCTGCGGCACGGGCTGGGCGCCACTGAGCAGCTCCATGAACTTGTCCCACGGGAAGTTCGGTCCTGGGTCCCAGTGAGTTGACTGGTGCCAAGCCTGTGAGACATCGACATGCCCACAGATACCGTGCTTTCCGGCCAGGAGGTCCGCGACCGACAGCTTGACCTTCGGGATCTTGTATCGGTCACAGAGGTCATTGGCACGCGCCGCAGCCTTCTCGACGGCAGGCCAGACCCGATCGTCGAGCCACTGCTCGCGAGTGAAGGTCGGCTCGCTGGCGATCTCGATGCCCAGCGAGTGCTCGTTGGGCGGCGCGTGCCAGGCGATGGTGTCCTCGGGGACGCAGTGCTCCTCGTTGGCGTCGTCCACGACGTAGTGGGCAGAGCCACCAGTCGAGGGGCGCGCGAAGTACTCCGCGACCGAGTGAGCCATGCCCGACGCACTGGCTCCAGGGAAGCCTCCACCGACAGTCGAGTGGATGACCACTCGAGTCGGAACGAGGTTACCCTGTCCCGAGTCGTTGGCGGCTCGGACGGTGATCTTCGGTTCACTCATGTTCTCTCCTTTTCAGGCCTGGTTCTTGCGCCAGGCCAGATACGCCTCACAGAAGGCATCCAGCTGGGAGTACGGGAACGGGTTATTCTCCACGGGAGGCTCGGGCGTCGGCTCGGGGGTAGGAGTCGGAGTCGGCGTCACGGGGGGCTCTGGTGTGGGGTCAGGCTCAGGGGTGGGCTGAGGGGTCGGCTGGGGCACCGGCTGCTGCGCCTCCTTGAGCTTAGCCAGCATCAGCGCCCCATCAGGCACGCCAAAGCCGGTCACCTTGTCGCGGCCCGGACCTGCACGGAAGGCCCCGTTGCTGCCTGCCGTCACGTCGAAGCAGACACCCGGATTTGCCAGGATGGTCTTCTGGAAGTCGAACGGGCCGACTAGGCTGCTCAGATTTACACTGAGTGCGGCCATGAGTGGCGCCACGGCAGATGTCCCGCCGATGACGACCTGCTGGCCGTCCACGGTGATCTCGTAGCCGGTCACCGGGTCGGCATTGCCCGCGATGTCAGGCACCGCGCGACCGGGGAAGACCACGCTGTCTCCGCCGCCCGTAGCCGAGGTGCGCGAGTTGTCGTTCCAGGTGACCTCGCTGGTCCTTTGGCCCGCCGGGTTGACCTGCAGCCTGGTGCCACCGCAGGCGACGACGTTGGGGCTGCTGGCCGGAAAGTCCACATGGTTGCCGGTCTCGCCGTCACCAGACCCCTGGTCACCTGAGGCGCAGAACACGTTGATGCCCGCGAGCTTGCACAGGCTAAACAGCGTGTCGTACTGCTTGCAGGTGTTGGTGTCCCAGGAGTCTTCCGGGCCACCCCACGAGCAGCTGATAGCGTCGCCGCTCTTGAGGTTCTTGAAGCACCAATCGAAGGCGTCATAGAAGCCCTGGTCGGTGTTGGGACCGAACACGACGACGACGTGCGCCCTGGGAGCCGCCTCGAGGACGACCTCCACGTCGAGCATGACCTCGCCGTCAGCCCCATTGGGGCCGTCGCTGACAGGCTTGATCCCGTCCGTGGTGGCGATAGTGACACGGCTGGCGTCACTGACCTTGAGGTCAGCCTTGTTGACCGCGCCTCCCAGCTCGACGATAGCCACAGTGCGGGGCTCTGCACTGGGCTCGGGGAAGTTGTACGCAGATGCAACTTGAGCGGCCGTCAGTGACCGCGTGGCTCCGCGCGGTTTGACGATGTTAATGCCTCGCTGTGCAGACAAGGGGTGGTCCTTTTCTGTGAGATGTCTGTGCAGTCTGACAGGATAGGCTCGCTGTCAAGGGCTAGCGGGTGGTGTGGGCGGCGTGGGCGGGATGATCGCGCCTGTCAGCGTCGCATGGTCGGTGAGCCCAGACATGACCATCCCGAAAGCGTTGAGCATCCTCAGGATGATCTGAGTACGCTCAGTATCAGTAAGCAAGTTCCAGCCTGCAGTCACGGCTGCGATATCAGCCTGCAGTTGTGCCTGAAGGTTCGCGGCCTGAGAGAAGATCCCCTCAATACCCTGCTGGGCTTGGGTAAGAACTGGAGGCAGAACAACAGCAGCCTCGTGCCAGGCAGAGTCGACAGTTAGCTCCTCGGGAGTGGCGGGTCTCCGCTCGATCTCGGCACCGTCTTTCCAGTGGACCCAATCGGTGCCGTTGTCGTCTACTCCCCACCATTCAGTGACCGTGCCGTCGTCTGCGGTGATCTGAGTCTTCATATCTGTCCTTACGGGAAGATCTGAGTTGAGCCGACGTACATCTTACTGACAGGATTGGCCCCTACGTAAGCCTTCGCCAGGGTGACAGCTCCGACCTTGGCATTGTTGAGTGTACTAGCCGCAGCGTTACTCGGGATAGCGATAGTGTAACCAACACCAGTTGCTGCAGCAGAACTTGCGCCAGTTTCGCCGCCGTATGTACCAGCTGCGCCAACAATCTTGAACTGATACTCGATCGACATGAACGGCGAGGCATCCCCAGCGACTACCCTGCCACCTTGGGTGTACCCCGCCAGGAGGCCGACGTCTGGCACTGACGATGCCGAGCGGTAAGCAAAAGCCACTGCCACTAGTGCTCCAGCTGGTACGTTGGCAATCGACGGCACGGGCTCGTTAGTATTACTGGCCGTGTCGATGTTGGTGGCAGTTAGTACACCTGTGCCTGTTACTCCAGAGTATACTTCCATCTCGGCTAGACACTGAGAGGCCACATTGAAGTTGATTGTCACCGATCCGGCAGAGATATCACTGGCATCCAGCTGCTTATAAAACAGCCACGCTACGCTGTTGCCACCGTTGACATCACCGACTGAATTCGGGCAAGTCCACCCTGTCGGTACGCTTACGAGACCAGTTGTAGGCTTGAGTGATTGGGCAACCAGTACAGCCTCATTGCCAGCCTGCGCTCCCGCAGGAATCGGCACGGTAAGACTGCTAGCAGTAGCTGTGCCACTGCCGGAGGTGACACTCGAGGATCCGACGTATGTGGGCATCGACTCAGCCGACAATCAAGTACAGCGTGTTAACATCCGGCGTTGCCAGCGCCGTGAAGTTAGCCTGGGTGATCTGAACGACGTTGGTGATTCCAGTACCAGTCACCATGCCGGGGTGTGTGTGATTGCCAGCGGCAGCTTGCTGTGAACCAGTGCCCAGGGTTCTAATAGATGCGGTACCTGCGGCCTGATCAGCAGTAACTCTGGCGTCGTTACCCTGGACTGCAGTGCCAGCCGCTGCGCCGTACTGGACACTCAGCGTCCGGTCGGCCGAGAGATCCCCACCTCCTGACAGGCCAGTACCTGTAGAAATCTGCCGGGCTGGCAGTACAGCTGGCGTGGAAACCGTCAAGAGGTTGCCAGCGTCGTCGTAGGTAAGTGTGATACCAGTGCCAGCGACCAACAACGCCGCCACAGTATCCTGTACAGACTCGGATAGGTCTGCAATATCTGCCGATACCGGCTTCCAGTCGCCAGCCTTGGCAGTGCCAGCGGTAGCACCCAGCACCAGACTACTGGTGCCTGCGCCAATGTCTCCGCGGGCTGTGGCTGCGTCCGGTGCAGTCAGAACTGATCGACCCACCGCCGAACTGTCAGTAATGCTTGCAGCGGTGATTGTGCCCCCGCCGGAGGAGGGGGTGACCCATACGGTGTCATAGTCGGAACTACTAGACTTGGCCAACACTTGACCAGTTGTGCCGCCAGCTTTAAGCGCCACTAGCGGCAGCAAGAGCTGGTCAATCTTTTCCTTAGTGTACGTCAGAAAACTCATTTAGTTTCCCTCGCTAACTAGTTGGAATATCGGGGTGAGTGACACACAGCGGCCCTTTAGTGGCAGCAGGTCAGGCGAAGCCGAGGGCCTGGAACTTGGCGTAGACCTGATTGGCCACGATCGTGTAGCCGGGCGCGAGCAGGTGGACGCCGTCGTAGCGCAGCGACGTGGGGACGGTGTCGTTGGCGATGTCGGCGGTGTCCTGCGTGGTCGGGGTGATCCCGGCGTCGGCGAGGCCGTGGTCGATCAGGTACCGGCGGACGTCGAAGAACCGGTCGCCGTAGATCGCGGCGAGCTGCTGGTTCAGAAAGACGATCTGGTTGTAGCCGACGCCGCCCAGGTACTCGGTGGTGAAACCGCCGTTGTGGACGCCGATGATCACGTACTTGCCGGTGGTGCAGACGGCGACCATCGCGGCGATGTCGGCCAGCACCGTCGTCGGGTCGGCGTAGTTGTTGTGCCCGGCCCAGATCAGGAAGCTGGAGCCGGGCAGCGCCCCGCCCAGGTCGAAGGTGACCGGCACCGACCCGGCGGCGGGGACCGCGCTCCCGGCCTCGTGGCGGGTGAAGGTGCCGCCGACGTGGAACGTGCCATGCACTCCATTCAGCGAGCCGGAGAGGTCACCGCCCTGCGCCGACGGGACGCCCGTGGACGTGGTGACCGACACGACCCCGGAGGCGGGGATCGACCCGCCGGTCACGGTCGCCGTGGCGGCCACCGCACCGGCCCGGTTGGCGATCTGGGTGGAAATCTCGCCGCCGACGCCGAGGTTGCGGATCGTCTTGCCGATCAGCCCGCCGAGCACGCCCGGGTAGTTGGTGCCGCTACCGCCGGTGCCCGCGGTCAGCGAGTCGCCGAGCGCCGCCCACTGGCCGGTGTCGGTGATCGACGCGAAAGTCGTGGTCACGACGACGATGCCGGTGCCGCCGTCGCCACCCTTGCCGGAGTTGTTCCCGTTGAGCGCCGCGCCACCTCCTCCACCACCGCCGCCGGGCTTGCCGCCCTGGGCGCCGGCCTGCGCCGCGCCGGTGATCGACGCCGCACCGCCGCCACCGCCCGGGGCGGGCAGGGTGACCGACGGGGCATCGAACGTCGAGGGGGCCGCGCCGCCCACGATCCCGGCCTGCCCGGCCTGGTTCGAGGTGAACCCGGTAGCGCCCGCTCCGCCGCCGTTGGAGGCCGCGTCGGCGGAGGTGATGCCACCACCGGCGGCGCCGCCGGTGCCCATGTACTGCCCGTTGGTCTGCGACCCGGTGCCGGACGAGCCGCCGCCCGCGCCGCCGGTGGTGGAGGCCGCGCCGCCGCCGAGGGACTGGCCGATGCCGCCGACGAAGTTGTTGCCCGCGCCGCCCGCACCTGCGGCGTTCGTGCCGCCCGCCCCTGCTGCGCCACCGGCGACCGTCCGCACGTACAGGCCGAAGGAGGAGGTCCCGCCCGCCGCACCGGCGTTACCGTTGGTGTCGTTCGCGGTCACCGCCGCACCCCCGGCGCCACCGGCGCCGACGGTCACGGCCACCGTGTCCGTCAGGTCCGAGCCACGCAGCACGACGCGCGACATGGCGCCGGACGCGCCGCCGCCGCCGCCGCAGCGCACCGTCCCGGCGGCGCCGCGACGACCGGAGCCGCCACCGCCACCGCCGGAGATGGCCACCACCTCGACCGACACCGCGCCCGCGGGCCGGGTCCAGGTGCCGGAGGTGGTGAACACCTGAATGTCGGCCGGTCGGGGGTAGTGAGCGTCATAGGCCGCCCCTAGTGTCACTCGGGCGGTACTACTACCATCCTGCAAATCCCCCACTGTGACGACATCACCAGTTGCGATACCGTCAGTGAAAGTCGCTGTTCCGTCGCCGTTGTCGGTGATCTGAGTCGTCGGCGTCCAGCCCATGTCGTAATCAGCTGCAGTCAGCTTGACAGCGACTTCACCAGGATTACCCCCAGCAGGCATCCCAATCCCAGGAGGACCAGGATCACCAGGCGGCCCAGGTAGTCCTCGCTGGATGATAATTCCGGGGCTAACCGCGACCGGCGTCAGTTCGGCCAAGTCGTAAATGAGCCCCGATTCACCCGAGAAGTCAAAGCTAGCCTTGGTGTACTTGCCGACCTTGAAGACGGCCTGCCACGTCCAAGCTTGGGTCGTGAGCCCCGAAGAGTTTGGGCAAATCAGCGTAACCCAGGAGTCACCCTGAGCGTTTCGCAGGATCCCATCGGCTTCGACAGTTGCGGTAACACTGTCCAAGAAGAGGCTAGCGTTGCCGTCAGTCGACAGAAGAGTGTTCTCAGTTACTCGGGGCGTAAAGGTAACAGTCCCGCCCACAGGGAGAATGTCCGGCAGATCGTCGATGTCGTCGGTCGCATCTGCGACGCCCTGAAGAGTCTTCCACGTCACCCTGAAGGTGTCGAGCCCCTGGGGCAGTGCCATAACTTTGGGTCCAATCTGACTCGCGTGCGCGTGCGCTCAGGTTACTCGACCCGTCCAGCATTGGCATATGGCACAGATTAACAGCCCCAACCTGGCAATCAGCTGTGGGTGATACAGGTGAGAATCCATTTCATGATCCACATGATCTTGGTCGAAGAATTGGTCAAAGAATTATGACATTGGTCGAAAAATTATTGGGGTTTCTAAACTACGTTCCTTTCAGGCTGTCCTCATCCGGCCAAAACCAGTCCTCAGGGGGTAACTTTTTGGATGATCTACAAGGGATACAGTCTGTCGGCACGCCTTGTGGTGGTTTCACCACGACTTACCTGCATCGTCAGTGCCACTGGTACCGGGAACCGGCTATCAAGATCAAATAGTTTCTCGACCAGCCGGTCGAGAAACTCCCGATTTGGTCGAGAAACTACGGGGGCCGGTCGGGGAACGTTTCGCAACCTAGTTTCGCAACCATTTCTCGACCTCCTAAAAGCGCAGGTCAACACGGCGATTCGGGGGTTTTTTGATTGTTCGACCGAGCGTCGCTTACACACACACACACACGGGGTCGCTCACACACATCCGGGGCGTTCTTACACGGGGTCCGGCCGTTGGGGGGGATGCCGGTCGAACTAGTCTGTTTAGTCGAACAATTCGCTGACCTGCGGTTATGTTAAACGATCATGGTCGATAAACCCGTCCATCAGGTCAAAGAATAGTGAAAGAATCCTCACGTAGGTAAATAAATTAAAAAAATCACTCTATATATATATATAAGAGAGCTTATACTCAAGCTCTCTGAGAGTCTGCGAGTGTTCTTGTACAGAGTCTCTCTAGTTCTTGGGAGACTAGACTCTATGACAGGGGGCTATGGATGGGGAAGATAGCTTTGCTGACCCTAGAAGGAATAAAGGGCGACAAAAAGTTTTGTGTGCGTCGCTTGTGGTCAAAGGGCGCGCGGCGTACCGGGGGTCTGGATTTTCTGACCCGGGGGCATACGCCCCGGGGGTATGCCGTTTGCATGGGGCATGCAAGAACATTCGTTCTACATGCAATTGTGTGGCGCATGCATGTCGGCCGCTATCGCACCGTTAGAACGTTTGTTCTAACGCCCGATAGGGCACGCTATCGGCACGACACGGCCCATTAGAACGTTTGTTCTAACGGGCATAGCTATGCGCCATGCCGCATCGCCATGCGCGGGTACCGGGCCGTTAGAACACGCGTTCTAACGGTGTATGGTGCACCCAATTGCACGCCGCATGCATCCCGCTAGGTGTCCCATAGAACGGCCGTTCTAACGTAGGTCTACCTAGATACATGGGCCGCGCCATGACATGTCGCCACAACCGCGCACACGCCCCGCATGGGGCATTCCTAGCTAGGTCGCACTACCCCGTTAGAACGATCGTTCTAACGCAACGTAACCGAACAAGTCACAATCAGTAGGGGCCACAATGTCATGGCACAAATCCACAACCGACACGGGTCACGTTTGGCACGTTCTAACGGGTGCGACACGCCAATTAGACGGTACGTTCTACCCATGGCAAACGGGACGACGGAAACGGGACACACCGCACGCGGTGTAGAACGAATCGTCTAACGTGTGCTATGATCTACCCATGGACGCGCCGCACGACTAGCGCGGGCCATACGATGTTCTAACACCTACACATGGGGTACGTTTGCGCGCCGCTAGTTCGGCACGTAGAACGCGCGTTCTAATAGCTAGCGCCATATATCAACACGCGGCGCATAGGTCCGGGCGGATACAATGCCGGACGGCAATCCATTAGAACAACCGTTCTAAACACGCCGGGTTGACACGCAAACGGACCACATGATAGGGTGGTAACACACCGAAAGAACGGATCGGACGACGTAGCGGGTAGTCTATCTACCGGGCCGCGCGAGTCCTAGTGATGACATAACGGGCCATACCCATGGCCGGGCCGTGTGGTCCGTCACTAAAAGTCCGGTAGGATTCTATCGCGCCTAACATGGCCGGAATGGGCGACACTACGGGGTGGAGTCGGGGATACACGTAAGTCCCGATGCATACCCGCACGGACCCAGACCATGCTAGACTCGGTAGTGCCCGACCGGGCAATCACCCCACGAATGGGAGGCATGTAAGTCATGGGCGACCTAGTTGACATCACGTCCGTTAGTCCGGGCACGATGATTCACTACGAGTACGATGCGGGTGCGGGTAAAGTCACCATAGTCGGCATCGTCGGCCCATTCATGGGCATGGCAGAATTGGGTAACCAGGGCGTCAAGATCCACACCGGATCAGGGCCGCGCTACGTGTCCCGACTCGCCCGTGTCACCGTCCTAGACTAGTCCCCCAAGATCTAGTCGGCCCGATTGCATCGCGCCTAGACTTGCCACAAGTCACGGCATAGGCTAGACTCGGTGTTGTCCGACCGACGGACATTACCCCACAATTGGGAGGAAAGGTGTCATACCAGCGCGCCCCGCGAAAGCCGGTAGTCACGGCTCGTGAGGGTATCAAGGTCCGCGTCATGGCCGACATGATCCCGCTGACCGCCGAAGAGCACGGGCAGAAGTCCGCCCACGGATTCCGGCCGGTCACAATCACCGACCGGGACGGATTCCAGCGAGTCAGGGCTGGTTGGGAACTGACCGACCGCAAGACTCACGGGATCAACGTGAGCGCGCCCACCGAGGGCGCGGCCCTCCAAGAAGTCATGGAGCGAGTCACGGGCGGCTGGGTCAACTACGAGGGCCACAAAGTCCGCACCGTCTCGATGGGCGACCTCCCCCTGGGTGGACTGCCTCGACCGAAGCCCGACGATCACCCGTCGGCCAAGGAGGAGCGTAAGCTCCGTGCGGCGGCGCGGTCGGCCAGTCGCGCCGACAAGCGGGAGGACCAGTCCCAGAGGACGGGCATGAGTGACGCCTACCTCCGGGCCGTGATCCAGGCCCAGACGGGCCGAGTCTACGCCGGGCCGATCGACCGCAAGATGCGCGCCATGATCCTCGACGTGATCTCTAACCAGGAGTCCGTGCGCCGCTACACCGAGGGTAAGTGAGGGCAAGTGAGCCCCACGACTCGCCCCTGCCACCGTCACCACAAGATCATGGTCGCCTGTCCCGACTGCATGGCCGGGCTGCGCGCCAAGCTGCACCAGAAGTAGTAGTAGTTCCGGCTGCATTGCATCAGGCTAGACTGTGTGCTAGTCTGGTGTTGTGCCCAGCCGGGGCACATTACCCCAGATTACAGGGAGAGCACTGTGAGCGAGACTATGACCGTCACTCTGACCCGACAGCAGGCCCGGACCCTCAAGGTCGCCCTGATCTTGGCCGAGTCGGACCACACCCTCGCGGCCACGAGCCTGCCCTACGACGACCCGCAGCGCGAGGCGCACTGGGCAATCCGAGCCGACCTCCTCGAGATCTCGCGCAACCTCACCGAAGCAATGTACCCGCGCCAGATCACCGTCCCGGTCTGACACATTCCGGCCGCCTTGTCTTTCACCTAGATTGTGCTAGAGTCTAGGTGAAGGGCTGGCCGACCGGCCAGTTCCACAATCACCCCGAACCTGGGAGAGCACTGTGAAGATCATCGTCAGCGAGTCCGGCGAGCAGTTCGTCGTCCCCCGCCGGACCAAGAAGGACCGCCAGATCGAGCGGCGGCGCGCCACCCGCGAGTGGCAGCGCGAGCAGCTGTCCCTGTGAGCGCAGTCATCCTCCTCATGGTGGGATGGGTAGCCTTGAAGGCTGCCAACGAGCTATGGCTCGTGTGCGAGACGGTGGCACGGTGGCGACGTCACCGACTCCCCCTGTGCTCGCCGGACGAGTGAGCCTGATCACAGGTTGACAATGTAGGCTAGTAGAGCTACATTCATCGCTGACACCATGGCTCCACCCGGTCCCCCATCGTGCGGAGCCATGGTGTCCCAGCCACAGCTAGGCCGCTGGCGCGTCCTTTAGGCCCGCTGGGCACATGACCCGTACCTCCGGAGAATCGAGCGCACATGCCCGAGCTACACCAGGGTGGGGTGGACTCGTACCCCGACCAATACCTGCCGTGTCGCGTGTATGGGCACGCCTGGGACCAGTCCACAGAGGACTGGCGCCCCACGAAGCAGGGTGGTAAGATCGTCGAGTGGGAGTGCTGGGTAGACTGCCTGCGTCAGTGTGGCGCCCACAAGATCTTCTACTATGACTCAAAGATCTACCGTACCCGTGCACCCAAGCTAGACTACACTGACGCGCCTGGGTATCTCACCGAGAAGGGCGAGAAGTTCTCAAAGCAGGAAGCGACTGCCGAAAGATTCCGCCGAAGGACTGGACGTGCCCACCTTCGCAGAGTACACTGAAGGAGAGCACATGGAAGAACCGACAGTTCAGATCCCCATGCCCGGCATGTTATCTGAGCGGAGCTGGTCCCAGGCCGAACTGAACCTGACCGTGCGCTGCCTCCTGGAGTGGGAACAGATCGCCTGGCCACAAGCTACGGTGTTCGATGCCTACAAGGAGCTGGGCAACATGATCGAGCAGGGTGGCATCAGAGTCCTCGAGTCCGTGCGTGACACGATGCTCTGGGAGACACTGCCAGCTCTGCGGGCGACCGGCGACGGTGTGCCCGCGCCGTGATTCCACCCGTTAGGGGGTGCGAGCCCCTTGCGGAGCGATGAAACTACCGCTACAGTGATCCGTAGCGGCTAGACACCCCGTCTGACCCACCGACAGGACTGTCCCTGTGGGCGGGTCGGGCAGGATGCCTAGTCGGCTCCTACCCGTAAGATCTCGTGAAGTCCGAAAGTGTCCTGATAGACGTCCAGCAGCGACGGTGAAGGCACTGAGGGTGAATCGGGGGATACGGTGTTGCAGACCAGTTCACGACATGCTAGTCTGGACACCGAACACGGAGGCAACACACACCGGCTGGCACACAGCCAATCCCCGACCGAAGGAGAGCACCATGGCACGTAATAGGCAGAGCACCGACGTTCTCGATCGCGAGGACGAGAACACCGTCACCACCGAGGCCCCGGCCGAGAACACCGTCACCACCGAGGCCCCGGCCGAGGGTGAGGCCCCGGCTGAGGAGGAGGGTGAGCGCGACAGCTCGGGCGACACCGAGCACACGGACGGCGAGGTCCAGGTGAGCCTGGAGCCCTTCGAGCAGGCCGCGCAGGCTGCCGTCGCCCAGCGGGACACCAATACGGGCGAGCTGCCCGATGGTGCCCTGGAGCCTGTCCTCGAGCAGTACCGGGCGCTGGGTTCCACCAAGGACCGCAACCGGGCGAAGAACTACCTCAAGGACCAGATGAAGGTCGCCATGGAGGCGCTCGACCTGAGCCTGGCCCGGTCGTTCTACACCCTGTCCGAGTCCATGACCACCTCGGTGGCCAGCAAGGTGGGTACCGAGCGCAAGCCCGCTGACCCGCTGGCTGTCTGGCGTCACAACCTGCTCACCAGCCTGATCGCCTACGGCGAGCTAGCCGGGTCGGGCAAGCCCGAGGACGCCAGCGTCGAGGAGGTGCAGCAGATCGCCTCCGCGACGGAGACGATCGAGGAGATCAACTCCTACCGCACCTGGCTCGACGACGAGAACGAGGACAAGGGCGAGGCTCCGAAGGTTCGCCCGGAGGTTGTCCACGCCTTCCGCATCGTCCGAGGCAACAAGCGTCGGGGAGTCGGCACGGGTGGCGGCGACCGCTCGCCGCACGACGGCCCGCGTCGTGACCTCGGCAAGCACATCGCCGAGGCGTTCGCCAGTGTGGACTCGGGCACGTTCCTGAGCGTGGCCGACATCCGCAAGTTCTCCTCCGAGGAGTACGGCGACGAGCAGCCGTCGGCCGGTGCGATCTCGGCCCGCCTGTTCCCGGCCAAGGGTTCCTGCACCATCGAGGGAATCACGCCCGGAACCGGCGGCGAGAAGGGCACCAAGGGCGCCTATAAGGACTGATCAGTCCTAGCACCCCAGGTCAGCACGGGGCTGGACAACCAGCCCCGTGCCACCCTGTCGGGGCACAGTCTCATCCCCCGGACTGTGTCCCGTCAAGGTGGTTGGCCCACCTGCACCAGCAACGCAACCCCTGCCGCCTTCGGGCGTCGGGGGTTGCGTTGTACCCTGTCCACTGTCCGAGACGAGGCCCGTTATGGGAGTCATCAAGTTACTGCTCAAGCTCATCCTGTTCATCATGTGGCTGGCGTTGTCGCTGGCCTGGATGATCTTCTTCGGTGCGTTCGGCGTAGCCTGTTTCGCCAGCGTGTTCTTCGTGCCGGTAGGAGTGGCTAGCTTCGGCCTGGCCATGATGCCCCTGTTCAGTGCCCTGGCCTTCATGGGTTGGCACAAGCCTACCCAGCAGGTCATCATCGTCCAGCGGTAGGGATCGCAACAGTTCTTCTGTTGCGCGGTGTGCCGTTTATGCGGTATGCTAGTGGTACGTGGATCGCTGGCTATCGGCACACCGAGCACTGATCACCCCACCTGGGAGGTAGTAATGCCACTGTACGAGTACCGTTGGCGTGAGACGCGAGAGCTGGTCACGCGCATCTCAGTCCCAAACGACGACCTGGCTCTCGTAGCTGCGCAGACGGACGAGTTCAAGCGTCTCGCGCTGGCCGATGAGGCGCCCATCATCGCACCCGAAGTTGCACAGATCGAGGTGCTACTCGTGGGTCGAGTCGTCTCCGTCGCGGACGGGACAACCGAGGTGCGGCCCCTGTGACCACACCGACTAAGGTCCCGCTCATGATGTTGGAGCTGATCCCTGACGGCTACTATGCCGTCAGGCCCGACATCGAGACGCCGCTGACCTTTGTGAGGATCAGTCGGCCTGGCCGCGGCAAGTGG